CCTGAACCATTCCCGATTTCGGAAAGGTTTCAGATAACCCTTCCTGATTTCGGAAAGGTTCGTCCAAAACCATACCTGTTTTCGGAAGGGTTAGGCTATTTTTACCATCGAACCCTTCCTGTTTTCGGAACGGTTTTAAAGAAACCATTCCCGATTTCGGAAGGGTTGGTTCATTTTCGCACTCTAACCTTTCCTGATTTCGGAAGGGTTCATCCATAACCTTTCCGATTTCGGGTAGGGTTATATTTTCATCTTCAGAAACCTTTCCGATTTTCTGCACATATTTTTCTCTGATTGATAACAGATGACTTATTGCTTCATCCAGTTCTTGAATAAATCCGTCAGACCATTCCGATTTCAGGTAGGGTTTACCGATAACCATTCCGATATAAGAAGGGTTCTCTGACAACCCTACCGATTTGTTACATGGTTCCATCAAAACCCTTCCGATTTCAGGTACGGTTTGTTCCTTTGTTGATATGGCAGTTTCCTTCAGTGCGTTTATTTCCTCTTCGGAAACATTGCTCAAAGCTTTCTGTTCTTTTACGAATTTATCATCGCAAAACTTGGATAAGGCTTCACGATTATTGGTTGCTTCCAGTATTCTTAAAGCAATATTATACCCAGAAATATCCAGTGAACATTCCTTCTTGCATCCGGCCTTTGCGTCTGTAGACATCAACACCCCTATCTTCTCCAGCCGGTTTACACAAGCGGAAAAAGAATCGTTGCTCATTTTTAGTAACTGTTTAAAAGTGGTTCGGCTCCATTTTGTATTATGACCAACGCTTTTATGATACTCCTGATTTAACAGGAGTATCAAAAGAGCCAATTCGTTTGCCTTGAATAGACAACTTGAATTAGGGTGAATCTTTACGAATTTAGTATTCTGGATTTGTTGTGTCATGCGTTTTCGATTTTGTCATTAACATAATAGTGCATTATCTTACAGTTCACCATCGGTTTGTAAACCTTATACCCCAGTTCTCTGGCGTATTTTCCTACCGTTACCCGGTTAGGAACTTTGGTGCTGTTTTCTAACATGTGCTGTGACATTTCCTCGAATGTCATACGCTTCTTCAATTTCATCATAATCTTGATTTTTAATTGTTCTTTAATTAATAATAGGGCTACTGCTATTGATTGTGTTTGTTGGTTTTCAATATTAACATTCTTTACACATTCGCCTTGTCCAGTTCGGCAATCTGCTTCTGTATCTCGTTCATATTATCCTGAATGATCTTACAGCTCTCGTATTGCTCATGCTCTTTTGCATACTCCAGTACGAAAGAAAGCATCATATACGAGTTATGCAGGCTTCTTCTTTCAGCACATCTGGATTGGTATATGAGATACTTCGTATGGCTTACAAGATTCTTTATACGCTTGTCATAAATACTTGTTCTTATATACAGGAAAATCATCAATAAAGCACAACAAGCGATGGTTCCGATAAATATTAATTCATTCATTGTTTGTTATTGTTTTGGTTATTGTTTGCAAGGCGGTGCATCCCCGTTCCTTCGACATTCTTTACATAGTTCTTTCATGGAACACTGGGAACATTTGTCTTGCTCTTTTATTTTCAGTAAATGCCTTATTACTAATAACGTTATTACTATAAATAATAAATATGTCATTTCGGTTCTGATTAATGAAGGAATTTATAGCCTGGATGAATCGCTTCAGCTTCTTCCTTCGTATTAAACATTAAAGTTGTAGTGCCAGTACCACCTACATCCTTGTAAGCGACTTTCAACCACCATTTATAATTTCCACTGCCATAATCATCATAGTAAGGTTCCCCGATTACCTCAGTAACCCATGTGTCTATAAGATTCATTTCTTGCTATCATTTAAATATTGTTTGTCAAAATGATTGTGTTTAATCAACCAACCAATCATTAAAACACAACACTCTATCGGATCGTCTTCCATGTGTGTGCCAACCCGACAATCGGCGGTGTGCCTTCTTATTGAAAGAATATATCCTTGTTCTACCTTTATTAGTTCCGGATGATGCGGCTTGAATCCGATTTGTAGATCTGGAATCTCGGTTGGTAATAATTCCAATAACCTCGATAAACTCCATGCAGGAACATCCTTTCCCCAAAGCCTGTCAAAGACTTCTTCTCCGGTTTCCCCGTGCTTTGCTAATTTGGCAATACGCTCTTTTGTCCAAAACTTGTCTCTCTGTGTGGGCGGCTTGGTTTCCAGTTCCCACTCTAAAGCAGGAACTCTACTCTTTGTGTGATGATATACCATATCTGCCGTTTCCAGCTTCAATCCTAAAGCGAGCAGCTTTTCCGACTGCTCACGTGTTGTACATATTCTTGATTTAAATTCCATATTGCTTAATCGTAATTATAATTATCAAATTCGTTATCTCTCAGTTCCTTTTCTTTCATGGCCTTCATTTTATCGTGCCATATCGCCAACATAGCTATTGCGTTCCAAGCCATGTGTGCGAGTGCTGGCAGCTGTGATTCTTCGTCAAATTCCTCTCCATTATCGAACGCCACCAAATGCCGCAATAATGCAGCCTTGTAGCGTTCCATTCCATCAGGAAGGTTTCTCCATGAGTTTGGGGCGTACTTCTTTGCTCCGAAGGTGTAAACCTTTACTACATCTTCCAAATCTGAAAGCGGAAGTAATTCCCACATTGGCTTGTTGTCTTTTCGGTCGTCCTTTCTTGAATCATTCATGCTTCCTCCTCCAATTTTTTAAGTTCTTTTTCCAGTCTTTCCTTCAGCGATTCCTCGCCATCATCACCACTCAGCAGCCAATCAATGCGGTTAGCGTAGATTGCTGCTTTGCGCAATGCCTTGACTCCATCCTTGAATATCTGAATGGTTTCTTCGGTGTATTCAGGATGATACTCGCCATCTTCGTACTCCTGCCATCTGAGTTCTTTGACTTCGATAAGATTGTCGCTCTCTATGAACTCGGAAATTCTTTTCCCGTCTTTTTCATATTCACGGACAAACTTATATGTCTTGTCTTTTTTAAGGTGCTTTACTGCTTCATCATAGGTCTTGAAGCCTTTGTTAATGCCTACGGAATGCCAATCGTCTATTTTTCTAAAGACTGTTACATCTTCCCTCCATACCAAAGGCGGTTTCGGCTTGGTAGCTTCTTCAATTTCTCGTTCTATGCTGTCAGCAATATCTTCAATGTGATACTGCTGATAATCGAAATGTCCTCCACTCATAATTTAATCGTAATTATAATTATCAAATCCATTATCGGTTTCATCATCTGTATAATCTTGTCCGAAATCCATAATATCAATCCTCCTTTCTTCGTTCCTCATATCTTCCTACATATTTCCCTACCCAGTACCACATATAACCCCAGAATAGGTTCACTGCGGTTAATACTATCGCTTCTGCCATTTTTCATTCCTCCATATTAGGTAACAAATCATATTTCCATTTATATCCATACATGGTTTTAAATTTCCCTACACAACATTGACTTATATTCCCTTGATTGTATCCTAATGTTCTTGCAGCTAATCTTGCTGATTCCCATGTGTTCAAAAGTTTACCATCTATTGAAAATTGCAGCACACTTTTTGATTTTGATTTGGCTGCCCTTTTCACTCGTGTACCATAATTTAAATTTTCTTTACTTGTTACCCATTCAAGATTTTCAACTCTATTGTCTGATTTATTTTCATTCTTATGGTTAACTTGTGGCTTTGTTTCAAAATTTGGTATAAATGCAGATGCAACAATTCTATGCACATATTCTCTACTCATTTTACCATACCTGTACAATTTTACTTGTAAATACCCGTTGTGAGTTTTGATAGGTGTCAATATTTTCGATAATCCCGTATGTTTATAATTCATAGACTTTACTTTCCCTAAATTGCTTACTTTATATAGCCTTTCATAACCAATTACGGATTTCCAAATTTCTTTTGCATAACCGGTTGCTGCTTTTTCAATATCTTCTCGTTTCATTCTTCAACTCCTTTCGGTTTTAATAGAAATGATTTATAATACTTGCAATTATTAGCATCTCTTCTTGCTGTTATTCTTCGTAGTAAAGCCTTACAATACATTTGGCAGTTAGCAAAAGCCACGTAATAAATGCAGTAACTACAATGTTTATCACCGTTCTTCATTTTGGACTCCTTGCTTCCTTCAATTCTTCAATAAGTGCATTCGCAAATTCAACCGCATTAACAGCCATAACACAATACTTTTGAGTTAACACATTGGGGTCTATCATGCGAAGCATGGCTTCCTTCGCAACTTCATACCTGCGATGTTCCCAGTCAATGTTATTCACATTTTCAATTGTATCTTCAATTATTTCGATGTCATGTAGAGCGTATAGTCTATTCATATTTGTTGCATCTCCATACATACCCCATTTAGTCATTTTGACATCTACAATTTCTCCGGTTGTTCTAATTTTTGCTTTCATTTTTGATTACTGTTAATGTTTTGTTTTCGTTATTTGTTGTTTTATGGTTTAAACACGTAGTCAGCCCAAATCTCAACAAACTGTTCGCCAGCGTATTTCGCAAGTTCGCTTGACTTGAAGGCAAGCCGAGAACCAATGCTCGCAATTGCATCCGATGAATCGTAGATCGTGCTCATACACGCAATGCCGACACTCGCATCCGCATTGCTGCTCGACCGAAATGCCACATGGCTTTTCTGTTCTTCGTCTGTTTCGCCTATTTCTTTTTGAGTATATGACACGAAGCAAGGGGAGTATCGCTTTTCTTTCTTTGCAAATCGTGGCTCCCATCCCTCGTTGAGTGCTGCTGCGATGATGCGTAGTTTGAGGTATGCGTCTACGTCAGGTTGATTATACGCACCGTAATTCATCCAAAGGTTATATGATCGTACAAATGGGTGCTCTATACCCAATTCGTTACAAGCATCTTCAAATGTTTTGATGCGTTCAGTTATATCTTTTGATTTGAATATTTCTTCACCGAACAAAGATTCAAGAATGTTTTTACAATCATTACTTGATTCTTTATATGCTTTAATTAAAGCGTCTGTATTTATTTGAATTAATTCTTTTTTCATTATCTATTAGGTTTTTCATTGTTTCTTAACCATCTATAAATTACCACTCTTGCTTTCTCGTGACGAAACCAATTCCATTTCCGTTTCGGGTGATAAGCATATATCTTCTTGGCTATTCTCAGATTCATTTGTGTTTTTGTTTATCTTCACTGAAGCATGGGTCGCATTCATCACGCTGACAAAATCTTCAACGTCCAAATAATCGATACCAAAATTTTCTGCGGTCTTTTTGTCGGAATCAGAGAATTGCCCGGTCTTTCCACTGGCATCACCAATCATAAGGGCATCACCCTTATCAAAGTTGAACTTGTCCATATATTCATCAAAAAAAGATTCAAGCATCCCGGTATTCGGCTTTCTGTATTTGTCAGTTTTATTATTCGATATGCACTGCTTAGCACGAACAGCACCACCTATATTGCAATATTCTTTCACAACCCTTGAAATGTAAAGGCTTTTACAGCTAATGGAAAACTCATCAACAAATCCTTTCTCTACACCACCTTGGTTGCTTACAATAAATACACAATCCGGTGCAAGTTTTTTAATTGCATCAAGCACATCAAATTTGATCTTCATATCCCAAATCCCTTCAGGAAAGGTTTTTCCACTGGCTGTTTCAATCAATGTTCCGTCAAGATCGGCAAACAACACTTTGTATTTTTTCATAATTTATCCTCCAGATTTTAATTATACTTTATTTCTATTGAATTATCGGCTTTTGGTTGTACGAGAATAACGCCTTTATCCGATGTTATTCTTAGTATTCCTTTATCATTCATTCTAATCATGTAGTTACCTATGACATAGGTTTTATTTTTCTCTAATTCGTTCATTGTTCGTATCCTGTTGGTATATCGTAGCATATTGCAAAAATCAATAAGAATATACTGAATGTTAGCCATCCTAATACTGCTCTATCATGGTATATTCCTACACATGTAGAAATAATTATAAATGAAGTGAACAATAATGCTGTTTTAATATTCAAAATGCTTTTCATAAAACTTCTTTTATTAAATCCATACAATTCTGACACGCTTTCTCGAAATTCTCCTTGCTTGTTAAATGTTCCTCAATTTCAAAATCTTCTATCAGTCCATAGTTGCTCAACTGTATTTTTGCAAAGGGGGTATTTATATCATAAATGACCGTTACGGATGTGTAATGTATCACATCCCAACACTCCCCTGCACTTACACGATCAACACTGACAATCTTTTTATATACATTGGGAGCTTTATAAAGATATTTTCCTACCAAATTTTTATACTTGACTATCTTAGATTCATCGTCCAGTTCTTTCTTATATTTCATAATTATGTCATTTTAATAGCTTCTAAAATTCCTGCCTGAATAGCTTCCTCAAAAGAAAAATATTCATTGTCGGAAAACTGCATACATCTCCCTTTTTTAACATCAATAATCATATAAAACCATTTGTCGGTAGGAAAGTTATAATCAACGCTTATATGTACGCTCTTCTGTTCTCGAAGCCATTTTTGTGCCACATAAAGAGTAGGTTTTGGAAAATATACATATTCATCGCCAACCTCGCCGCTTTTAATCTCTGCCACCGCTTTTCTGTATCTATGTTCACATGGCCAATTGAAACCCTTTAGTTTCAGCAATACGGCTGTTTCTAATGTTACAAAATCTTCTTGGTTCATTTGATTTCATTTAATTGTTCCATAAATTTTTTCTTTCGATAACACATATAATCGTCTGCCATTTTTGCATCTATACATTGTGTACAATATGTAACAGGCATCGAACAATCTTCACAAAATCCATCCAGACACAGACCGTCCGATGGCCTATATCTTATACAAGACCGACAGAATGCTTTAAGGGCTTTGTTTTTCATATCTTTTTCAGCCACTTCCATCGTACTGGTAATGTCTTTTGTATCATGTTTATTTGTTTCCATTACAAGACGTATAGCTTGTCTTATATCAGATATTTTCAGACGTTTGATAGTATTTCCAGTCTTAATCAGCAAATAATTTTCGTCTTTTGATATGCTGTCTATGTTTATGTCACATAGAAAGGTTTGGTTTGGACTTATGTGGAAAGTCAGCCCTTGATTCTCTTTATCATTCATATACAATTTGTTTTGGTTTATTCATACATAATTTACAAGCACTTGTGTATGTATGGTAAGTTTTATCTTTTCGTTTTATTGTTCTCGGATAAAATCTGTGAAGTGGCAAATACCGACCACACTGGGAACACAATTTTTTAGTATATACTTCATTTTCCGTCTGGTATTTGTTACTAATACGCTTCCTTATCAGCTGGCAAGTTTTACATTCACTATCTGTATTCCGATATTTCCTGCAATGAGCCAGAGACTTTTTATTGCATTTGGCAAAACGAACACAATCTATTCGGGGGACGGTCTGATATATGTTCATTGGTTCTGTTCTATTTCCAATATTTTCCTGTCACAGATAATCTGGCGGTCGGTTATTTTTGAAATCAATTTGATTCCTTCCAATGTCCGGCATCTTGACAAGGCTACATAAACCTGCCCGTGCGCAAACGCTCTTCCGGCATCAACGATTACCTTGTCAAAAGTCAAGCCCTGGGATTTGTGAATCGTGATAGCCCAAGCGAGTTTCAGAGGGTATTGGGTACAAGAACCGATTTCTTTCGCTACAATCTTTCCTTCAGCATCACACTCGTACTTGACATTCTTCCAAGTATATTTGGTAACGATAATCTTCTCTCCCTTATCGGTTCTGACTGCGACATAGTTGAATAGATCATCGTTTATGATTTCCTCCACAACCCCAAGCATACCATTGTAAAACTTTCGTTGCTCCATCGGGGCTTGGTCATTGGCACAGAACATGACTTGTGCGCCGACTTTCAGGTTCAATTGAGGTTCACACGGGGCTGCGTTCTCTGGAAAATCACCGGACAGTATTGCGTCATATCGGTAAATTTCTCCTTCCAGCCTTGCTAAATTATCCATGTTTATGTTTTGGGCTGACTTATTGGTAGCACAAAGCGTTATATATCCGCTCTCTTTGTTTCCTATATATCTCTTATCATAAAGTTCAAGTAATTTCTTTCTGCTTTCCGCTGAAAGGTTTCCGTTACGAACTTCATTAAGCAAGTGGAGAAATTCTTCGTCAGACTGGCGAAACACATGGCTGAGACTCACAGTCTTGAATCCGGCTGTTTTTAACGCTTTCGAGCAAAAGAAATAAGGAGAATCATAATACTTCTCAACAAGCCCCCATTCTTCTTTTATTGTGACAGGGGGAAGCTGATAAAGGTCTCCTATCAAAAGAAGCTGAACACCTCCGAACGGCTCTTTGGTATTCCTGTAGAAACAAAGCGCATCGTTTACTGCATCAAGAAGATCCGCACGAACCATTGAGATCTCGTCTATCACCAGTAATTCTAATTTCTGGATAGTTTCTATTTGCTTGTCATTTAATTTGTATGAGCCTAATACATGGAGGGTTTTGCCTCTGACGAAAGCCGGTTTGTAAGGTGAGAAGGGCAATTTCAAGAGAGAATGCAGGGTTACACCTCCGGCATTTATCGCTGCAACTCCGGTCGGGGCTGCGATTATTGTATTCTTCTTGCAGACACCCAGTATATATCTGAGCAAGGTGGTCTTACCGGTTCCTGCCCGGCCTGTCAGATACACATTGGTATTCGTGTTTAAAACTAAATCAATAGCTTCCTTCATTTCGCTATTGATTATGAATGTGGGTTTTGGTTGGTTTGTCATATTCTTAAATTATTTCATTTATTAAAAGATTCTGGTAGTGAGTCAAATAATTCTGGAACCTGATACATTTGATTTCTTCGGTTTTCTTGGGGCAGTAATCCACATGCTCACAACTGAGACAAAGACTCTTTAATGCTGCGGCCATAAACTTTTTCTGTGTAGGTATCAGTTCTTTTTGCACCAATGCTTTGATATAAGCAGGATTTGGTTCTATCATAAGTCCTATATCGCCACCGGATATTTTCTTTCCCATTAAAAATCTATCGAAGTGTATACATCGTCTATCTGTTCCTTGCTTAAACCTATATACCGTCTTGTAATCGCAATACTGGAATGATTGAACATTTTACTAAGCAATACAAGAGCCGCTTCGCTTTGCCCTTCCTTCTCATATACCCATCTTCCGAATGTTTTCCTGAGAGTGTGAGTGGAGATCCGGCTGATCGGAAGAGAGTATTCTTCCTTTAGTGTCTTCAATACCCGGTTGATTTGCCGGTCAGTATATGCGGTAGATTTTTTGGGGTGCTTGATGATAGGTAGTTCCAAGTCCGGAGAACCAAGCAATTTGTATAATTCGGCAATTCGCTTCTTGTTTGTCTCACCTATTCTGATAAGGCGTGTCTTGCCCGTTTTCTTTTCCGTAATACAGATTTCGTCCTTACAAAGAATGTCTATCCACCTCAAAGATAATACGTCCGATACACGCAAAGCCGTACAGAACGACACTCTGCAATATAATTCGATCCAGTATTTCTTGTCAGTGGACAGACATTCCAATAACCTCTTAAAATCTTCTATCTGAAGAGGCTCTGATTCTACTATTTCTCCTTTTATTTTTCCCATAATTAGTGATTTTGTCTTTTTACGAGAGCAAAGATATACATTACAGGAATATCATCAAAGAAAAATCAATAAATATTTTTTCTATTAACTATTTTAACCTATCATGTTAATATATAGTTAGTTAAAAACAAACTAAAGCAAATGCTTACTTCTAAATAATTCGATCGTATCAATCGCTATTCCCAACTCTTTAGCCTTTTGCATCTTGGAGCTATTAGAAGAAAGATCTGCGACTATAAGATTTGTGGTTTTCCGGCTCACACCGCTTACAATTTCTCCCCCTTCTTGAATAATTGTATCTTCCAGTTCCTTGTCTCGGATTCCGGTAAAACAAACCTTCAATCCGGCACATTTTCCGTTGGATTTTATCTCTTTCTTTTCAGAAGGACGAAGTTCAAGCCCTGTTTCTTCCAGAAATTTATAGAAAGGTTTGATTCCGTCACAGAAAGAGCGGTATGTCTTGGAATCTCCCGGAGAGGACATGGGGATGTATTTCTTTTGATAGAAAAGATCAATAAAGCCGCCCATTTCACTTAGGATTTTTCTTGCCTTTATCAGTCCGATCCCCTCAAAACAATCGCTGGCGTGCATCAAGGTTGCAGCATCCGTCTCTTCCAATGCTTTCTTGTTGTTCTGGAGGATGATATTTACCGTACTGTCTCCAAAACCGTCTATTGCAAGGATTTCTTTCGGAGTGATATTCAAAATCTTCTTTATCGAATCGAATCCGGCTTCAAACAGTTTGACGTAGCTTTCCTCTCCCATATTCTCGGCTCCTAAAACGGTAAAAAAATGGATGATTTTCGCCAGTTTTCTTCCCGGACAGTCGGGATTGGTACAGCATAGTTCTACCATTGTACCATTCCATGCCGTAGGCGCACCACACGAAGGGCATATTGAAAGCTTGCTCCACACTACTGTTTGTTCTTCAGAGGCAGCAGGTTTGATGGTGGAAAGGATTTTCGGAATCACACCGCCTGAGCGTGTAACCAGAATTTCCGCTCCTTTGGCCAATTGTTTTGTCTTAATGAAAGCGGCATTGTATCCGGTCGGGTTCTCCATTTCACAATCTCCGGTATCCACTGTTTCAATATTTACGACAGGTTTCAATGCCCCAGCCTTGCTGACTTTCCAAGTGATAGATTTGACGGTTGTGTGAAAAGCGGATGTAAAATCCGGATGCTTATAAGCGATTGCGTATAACGGATTTCCAGTTGTCTCATGTCGCCCTACCTTATCCCAGATGGCAAGATCGTTAATATAGATTACAACACCATCTATCGGATAACCATTCGACCATGCGGAAAATAAATCTTTCAGTGACTCTTCTGTCAATTCTTCCACCTTGCATTTATGGAACAAAGGTTGTTGTTTGTAAGCTTCGCAAAGTTCCTTTATCACCTGCTCATAGGTTATATATGAGACAAGATCGGACTGACCTATTCCATAACGATACAAGGAAGCGTGCTGGATAAGGTTGTTCGGTTCATCCGCATTCAACATTCCGGCTGCGGTATTACGAGGCGACTTGAACTTTTCTCCGGTACTGGGAGAGAATTTGTCTTTGAAGAACTTGTCCCAGTTTTTATTTGATATTACAAATTCACCAAAAGTAAAACGGTAATGGGCATCCTTCATTATGTTTGCGGCCATTACATGTTTTGAACAATCCTGCCCCTCATTTTCAGCACCGCCACGAGAATAAGCCATGCCGGTTAGTTCGTTTACAAGCAATGACAAGCCATCGAACTTAGGCATACAGATTACTTCTGTTCTTCCTGTAAGTCCGAGAGATTTGCACCATTTGATTACTTCACCAAGGCTTTTGGCCTTGTTCAGTGATTTCATGGGAATAGGCAAAAAGACCTTTCTGCCGGTAGAAACGCTGGCAGGTTCTATGTGCTTGAACCAGTCGCTATCAGGATCGAGTTTTCTTAATTGTTCAATTTCCGCATCGTACTCAGCATCGGAGATTTCCGGCGTTCCTTTACGATACAATTCGTTATGGCGTTTGATATTGTCTAATAACGTCTCTTTGGTTTTGATTGTATATTGTTCTTTCATGTTATAACAGGTGTTTTTGACGTTGTGATAAATTACGTTGATGCTCGGCACGTTTTGCGGATTTGCCCCATGACTCCATCAAATCTTCATAAGTGTTTTCAAAAAGTTTACAAGCCAAATCATATAAATCAGGCAGCTTGTTCATTTCTTTTTCGATATAATCCATTGCACTGCCTTTATATAGGGCGTTATTCATGCGTGTGAACACATTGACATGAAACTTATAGTTGAACTCGCTATACAGTAAACGGTAGCCTTTACCTATATCTCCGGCACTGCCCTTACGGACAATCTGGGTGATACGCTGTCTCATGTCGGCAAGAGGAATTTCTGAAACAAGACCCTCAATTATTGAATCTTTTCGTTCGTTTTCTTCTTGCAACACACGGGCTTTTTCTTCTGCAATTTGGCGTTGCTTTTCTTCTTCTATCCATTTTTCCGCTCTTTTTATTTTATCTTCGATTTGGTAGGATGGCACATTAGCTTCTTGCAGTTTTCTTTCGCAAGCAATGAAGTATTTGCGTGCCCGTCTGCCATTATCGTTGTTTTCTATCATTGAAAGCTCTTTTGCCATGTCAATAGACAACGCATATTCAATTTTGCTAATATATTGATTATCAGAGTTCATAAAATTATGATGTCTGATATTCAACAAGTTACCTTTATAATCAAAACAAAGTTTCTGATAATCTTGTCCTTCTATAAAATCGTATTTTTCGATACGACTCTTAATCCAATCAGCGAACTTTTGTTTGTTTTCTAAGAAACAATGCAAATCTCTTGCATTTACAGCACGCTTGCCGTTCTGTTCTGTTATCTTTATTAATTCTATAGGTTCGTTTGTTCGTAAATTATTCATCTTCTATATTTTGTTATTATTTGTTATGTTCTATTTATAAAAGGAGTCGGTAAAACCACGACTCCTTTTGCAATACTGTAAAATCAGTTTAAATATTGTTTTAGTTAAGAATCATAAATATGTTTCGCTACAGACCACTGTTTTACATTGGGATGTCCATCTGGCAGACACCCTCTTTCGCTACAAACCATTACTTTACCCCCGAATGCCCGAAACCTCCAGTTCCACGCTCTGTATCATCCAGCGTTTCTACCGGTTCCCATTCTGCCTGTTCATAGTGAGCAATTACCATCTGGGCGATACGCTCTCCATCATTGATTGTAAAATCCTCAGACGAAAGGTTAATCAAAATAACGCCAATTTCACCTCGAAAATCTGCATCCACAACCCCTGGCGCATTACATACGGTTATTCCCTTTTTCAATGCCAAGCCGCTACGAGGACATATTTTAGCTACATATCCTTCTGGAAGCGCAATATGTAGTCCCGTAGGAACAAGGCAACGTTCCAGTGGCTTCAATACTATCGGCTGTTCAATATTTGCACGGATGTCCATTCCGGCTGAACTTGCAGTTGCATATTTTGGCAACTCATGTTTTGATTTGTTTACGATTTCTACTTTCATTACTTTAAGGTTTTGATTTTATTTATTCTTGCTTCTCTATTATGAGCCATTTTTCTTACTGAGTGATATTTTCGGGTTACGCCGCACAACTGGTCATAATCGGACAGCTTCAGGTTTCCTATATCACTCATTTCTATTTCCACATGGGGAGATACGTGCCTGAAGTAAAAACCACCCGTGGAAATAAACCTGCCTGTACATGCGAAGGAGATAGCCTGTAAATTTCCTCCGGTTAATTCATAAGCACTTCTGACCGACCGGGTAATCGCTATCAGAACTTGTGCTGCATTGAAAACTAATACTTGTTTTGGTTCTTTTAAAAATCCATTACTTTCTTTTTCCATTTAATAAATCTTGTAATTGTTCAGAACTAAATCTATTTTGTGCTTGGGATAAGATGGCTGAATCGGAAATGACAAAACCGTTTGAAAACAATTCTTCAATCCTTTCCAGCATGTACATTCCAAAATCCGTATCGACATAGGCAATCAGGAGAAGTTCAAGAGGTTCCATAATCAGCACGTGCCCGGTATTGGTCTCGTTGATGATTATATCTTCTCTCGGTACATCGTAAGCTGCAACGGCTGCATTTATCCATGAAAGAAAGTTCATCTGGAACAAACTTATATGGTTTGTCCCAGTCTTGCCTTTCTTTTCCAAAAAATGCGTCATATCCGCATAACGATTCCCTTCTTGATCTGCGCCTGTCAAAAGATCCGGAAATTCCGCATACTTGATCTCCTTGCACACAATCACTTTACTTTTCATAATAGCCCGGCATTTTCGGATTTAAACAAATTGTTTTTGTGCATTTCTTCAGTTACCAAGACAGAAGAAGCCTTGTCAAACTTCACATCACGAATCGCCCAGTCACGGGTTTCAACTTTCGTCAAATACTTGGAGACAAAATCGTAGGCTTCTTTCGGAGAGGAAGCGGCAACGTAGATGTTTTCTTTCTTGGATTTTTCCTTGCCGTTATCGCTGATCTCCGTGTATTTGACGCTCACTGCAAACAAGGCTGCTTCATCCTCTTCTTCTGAAAAGAAATACAACACATAGTTTTCCTTATACTCCTTGTCAGTGGAGAAGGTGTCTGTAAAGAGTAGTTCGGGGATTTTTGCCTTCACGATCTCATATTTGACGGAATCATTATATTGCTTCATCTCTTCCATCATTTCAAACGCCAGAGCTTCTGCGTCCGTGTAATTTACCGCAACGACCAAATCGTCTTCTTTCTTGGTTGCTAACTTTCCGTCACTGTCCTCGCCCATATACTCGAAGCGAAGTCTGTAAAATTCAATACCTGTATTCATAGTCGGTATACTTTAATTGGTTAAATAAATATGTTTTGGTTTTTAATTACGCCGCAAAGATATGTCTTTATATAATACAATCATAATATTTCATATATTTTATTTTGTATTTTTATTTATATATCTGATATATTGCTATTTATAAATACATATACAAGACACAATAAACAAATAATATCATATACCTAAAAATTCAACATATCTTTATATAAAGAGAAGATAATCGATATGTTATAATTTTCAATAACAATCATTATCACCATAATACAGGTTTACATATCCCTAAACAACAGATTGTCCGCTTCGCACCTATTCTTTTTAAAACATAACTTATGGATAGTAAAAATATAGAAGGAGCGTTTAATAATCAGCTACTTGACAGTATTTTCAGAACAAGCAAAAAGACGATACAGGAATATGTCTGGGAAATCGAGAGAAACAACAGATATAAATCCACACGTTCAAACGTAGAACTGGGGACAATCTTGGACGACAGGTCACGGCTCATCGACTTGTATGAGGCAAGCTTGCAGCAGGACGCACATATACGATCGGTCATAGAGACTCTGGAAAGTCAGATTCTCGGCGACCGTTATATGCTTGCGAAGATTAACGAAAAAGGCAAGTATGTCAAAGATGTGGAAGAAACACAAAAGATACAGGGTTCCCAGTTTGACAAGATGATCAAGGGAATTGTGGAATCCAAACTGTACGGATATACATTGTTGGAGATTCTGCCTGATATAAATCCGCTTACAGGAAAACTCAGCCATATCAATATCGTTGAGCGAAGAAACGTGCTGCCGGATCAGAAGGTGGTACTAAGAAGACAGGGTATATGGCTCCCCAACTGGGATGTCACATCTCCTGTCTACAAGAACAATTATGTGCTTATTTCATCCGGGGATCTCGGTCTGTTTTCCGCCACCACACCTCTTATTCTGGCTAAGAAATTTACAATGGCCAACTACGTCAATTTCTCGCATACATACGGCCAGCCCATCATTCATGGGAAAACTGTGTCGGAAAACAATGCGGACAGAAAACGTCTGGCTAACGATATAGCCAATGCTGCGCAAAACAAGGTTATCGTAACCGGATTGGAAGATGAAATGGACATCAAGGCTTTTACAATGTCGAACTCGGAGAAAATCTATACCGGATTGATAGAACTGGTAAATAGCGAGGTTTCCAATCTGATTTTGGGATCGGAATCTATGGCCGGAGGTATGCAGTCTTATGTCGGTTCAACTAAAGCGCATCAGGACATATTTCGTGACCGTATAGAAGTGTATCGCAGGTACATTGAAAATATAATGAACGAAGAGATTGTTCCCCGTCTTGTTATAATGGGATATATCAAATCCGGTCTGGTGTTCAAATATTCAAATCGTATCGAAATGAACAATGAAGACCGTATCAAGCTGTATGGTCTTCTGACGGATAAGTACGAGATTACGGGTGATGAGATCGAGAAAGAATTTGGTATCAATGTCGGAAAACAACTCAATGTAATGACCGGAGCAATCGGAACATCCGGTGCTATCGGAGATGGAAGTAATGACCGGCACATCATGTCGGACGAAGAATATCTTCGCAGATACGGACATCCGAGAGGACAAACATCCAAAGTCACAAATTTTATCCGGGGAATGAAGTAGGCGGCACGGCTTCATTCCCGAATGTGGTTGCCGAACGCTACGAAGCACCCAAAGAAGAACCGATTAGTCGTGAAAAGGAAGAGTTTCTATTGATTCTGGAAGAGTTTAGGAAATTTGTTTATCGGGCAGAAAACAGTGCCGAAGCTTGGGAAGTGTTTGAGGATATTGTTGCTCTCAGGGCTTCTTTTCTGATTGATCGTGTACTGACCGGACTCAGGATGGATTTCGATAAGGCTTTTGATTTGCTAAAGAATTTCAATTCCTCGCTTACGGATAGAGAAAGGCAAGAACGGGATATTTTGGTAGCCGCAATCGAAAATCTGGTTGATTTTGCGGTTGCGGAAGAGTTTCAGATGATAAACGAACTGCCGGAAGAATTGGACATAGAGGATATGGAAGAATACGAAGAGATTTGTGAGAAATACAATTTCCAGTATGCTTCTGTGGAAAACGAAGACGTGTTGTATTCTGCTTCTATGGCATACTGGTGGATAGGCGTTGCCTCCAACTCGATCGTTACCTATATGACACAAGGGGACGAAAGAGTTCGGGCTTCACATTTGGCATTGGAAGGCATATCTTTTCCGAAAAACGAGTTTCCGGTAGATTTGATTCCCCCTATCGACTATGCGTGCCGATGCTATCTGCTTTCGGATGGAACAAGCAGTGAATCGTTTGTTACGGCTTCTCTTGACAAAAAAAAGATCGGAAAATATAAAAAGTTAGTTAATCCAGTGTTCACTGAAAGTTTGGCTGCCGGTGGAAAAATCTTCAGTGATGCACATCCTTATTTTAAGATACCGACAAATAAGATTCTCCAATTACAAGAAATAGCCGGAAAAATCAAATCTAAATTTATACAGAAGAATGACTAAGGTTACTTTAAAGGAAATGTGCGATCAACTGGAAAAAATATCTCCAAGCAGACTGGATTTTAATGTCGCAAACTTCGCTACCGAAGTGGGGCAATATTCAAAAGGAGTATTCAAAAAATCGTTCGATACACAAAGTTTTGATGGCAAGGCATGGAAACCAAGGGAATCTCGGTGGGGCAAACGGTTCACGCACCCTATCCTGAATGATACCGGAACGCTGAAAGATTCCTTTCCAATTGTCGAAGGAAACGATTTTGCATCCAGCACATCCAGAAAAGATGCTTCTGCCAGAAGATCGGACGGGAAACTGCCGTTTAAAAGAATATCTGCCAGTTATACAATCCACACAAATGAAAAATCACAGGTTATTCGTGGCAAACGGGGAACCGGACGTAAAAGTATCGGATATGCTGCCATACACAACACTGATCCCAGAATATCGCCATACACCGTGAACCAATATTCTTCCAGAAAACCCGTACAAAGGCAGTTTATCGGATTTAATCGGGAAATAGATGATTATGTGAACAATAATTTAATCAAAGATGTATTGCTTAAAGGATTTCCTACATGATAAAAGATAAGATACCACAAAAGAAGTTGCCAAAGGAAGATTCTGAAAATGGTGAAATCACAATACCGGAATCAGTACCAAAAAATCCTTTGGATGAAATTTACAAGGCAGTCAAAAAAATCATATTGACAATCAAGGAGGATGAAGAAGATCCGAAAAGCCCGTCTCTGTTTAAAACGGTCAAAATTGACAACGGGCAGTTCGAGAGGATTATCAGAAGTGAAAATTTGGAAATGGAGATCGCTTTTCCGGCTGTATTCATACATTTTACCAATGTCCGGTATCTGGTACAACAACAACGTATCGGGGAAGGTCGGGCTACCATGCGTGTCAGGTTTATTCTAAATACTTTGAACAATCAGGATGAAGACAAGGAATGTTATCCTTTTTATGTCTTTCAGAAGATAAACATGGCTATTCAAGATGCCAAAGACACCGAACCGGCCTTAAATGAAAGGTGTAATTTGACCTATTACGATATGCCTACCACAACCAATATGTTACAGGCATACTGGATCGATTACGAAGTGTGGTTCAGAGAGGATTCTGCTTGGAAATATCGAAAATGGCTGAAAAAGTATCTCGTTATGCCTCCGTTTACCAATCACGATGATGCGCCGGAACATAACGAGAACCAACACGATAACCATACATCCCCTACATATAATGAAGTGACCGGTATTGTTATGACTGATGGCTCCGACCCGGAACCCGAAGAAGACCAGATATACAATTCTTTATTGACTGAGGACGAGAACGCTTTGATGTGGTCGGATGGACAATATGTCTCACTGACAGACAAAGTGCAGGAATAAGAAAAACATATATTATTTCATTTATCTATTTGTATTAAAACACTATGGACATCAATAATTTAAAAAACATTGTTGGAGAAGCCAAACAGGGCGAGGTGGCTGTTATCAAATTCTTCGGCAGAGTAACCGAAGAGACCACCAGTCAATTCAATTCCGAATTTGAATTTCTGGAAAATTGCGTCAGACCTTCTCTTATCAGGATATTGATTAATTCCGAGGGAGGTTCTGTCTTGCATGGCATGACCACCTACTCGACCATTTCCAATTCCAAGATACCGACAGAATGTATAATCGAGGGGATCGCCGCCAGCATGGGTTCGGTTATCTGGGCGGCAGGTGACAGGTCTTTAATGAGGGATTATTCCATTCTTATGATTCACAATCCCTTCATGCCGGGAGCCGGGGAAGAGCAGTCGGATATGGTAAAGGCTTTTACCGGACAGATCGAAACCATCTACCGCAAGCGTTTCGGACTCACGAAAGAACACGTCAAGGCGATTATGAACGGAGAAGCGGATAAGGACGGGACGTTCTTTGATGCAAAAGCGGCAGTCAAGGCTGGAATCATTTCTGCCGATTGCGTGCTTAAAACATCCAAACAGGTTTGCGACAAGGTAAGAAATGGAATAAACGGCATCGAGAACAATGCTGCTATGATTCAGGATATGATGTGCAAGATCAATTCGGAGATAGATGAAAATAAACTATCCGAAAACGAATCTTCTAATCTTAATCAAAAAGACAACAATCAATTTCTTAACAAAAAAGCAGAAAATATTATGAACGAAGGAAAAACTATCGGATTCGAGATCGGAGCGGTAGCGGCTTCGCTTGGCATGACCGGCACTTTCGAGGTCAAAGACGTTATGGCTCGTATCTCTGATCTGTTAGCGGTTGAAGCAAAGCTTACCACAACCCAAAAGGATCTGGAAGATGCGAAGACCGTTATCGCAGGTAAAGAGGCTACCATCCAGAACATGCAAAAGGATTTGGATAGTGTCAACGCCAAACTGAGCGTATACGAAAAGAAGGAGGCTGACGAGAAAAAAGCCAGAATTGAGACTATGGTTCAGAATGCCATTAATGAAGGCAAGATTGAAAACGGGGCCAAAGAACAATGGGTTCAGATGGCAACCGCAAACTTTGATCTGGCTGAAAAGACATTGGCTTCGATTCCGGCTCGTGAAATCATCACAAAGGAAATCGCAGACGATCCGGCCAACATTGATGCAGCTAAGGAAGCCGCTAAAACTGCGGAAGAAAAAATGGCTGAGAAAGTCAAGGCTGTTGTCGGTGCGGATTTCGAGTTTAAAACACTTTCCTAAAAACTAAAACCAAAACTTAACTAACAATGGCAAGTACAGTAAATTTTGCTCAAAACGGTTATGCAGGTGAAGTTCTTGAAGACTTGCTAACCTATACCGCACAGGGTAACGACACATATAAGGAAGGGCTGATTCACATCAAGAGCGGAATCCAGCATAAATATACGCTTCCGGCTATCAAACTCGGCGACATCATTCAGGATAACGTGCCGACCCCGACAAGCACTCAGGGAGGCAGCAGCGATGAGTTCAACAAATACACGTTGACCGAACGTTATCTGGAGCCGGCAGATTTCATGGTTTATCTGGAATTTAACCCACGTGACTATGAAAAATACTGGAAGTTCGCACAACCCGAAGGCAATCTGGTATTCCGTGAACTTGATCCGAAGATTCAGGCGACAATGCTGCGTCTGTTGATGGACAAGAAGAACGAATACATCGGCAATGCGATCTGGACAAGCGCAAAAGGCGGCAATGCAAGTGCAAAAGTAACAGAACCTTCCGGATGCACAAAGATCGGAGATGGCAAGGAAAAATACTTCGATGGCGTTATCAAACGCATTATCGACAATGTAAACGCACAGGATACTGAAACAAAAGCAGGTGGTCAGTGTATTTTGGCTGGCAATACCGAATTGACGGATGGTGCGGCTGTCGAAAAAGCGATGTATGCGATGTGGAAGAAATGTCCGAAACAGATCCGCAAAAACTCCAATCTGGTTTATGTCATGGGTTGGGACGCTTGGGATGCTTACGACCAGTATCTTTCTGACAAACAGGTGAAGTATTCTGAGAACACGGAAGTGAACAAGTATCGCTTCAAAGGCAAGAGAATCATTCCTATTGTCGGGGTTCCGGAACACACAATCGTGCTGGGCAACTTCAGTACCGGTATGGATTCAAATCTCTGGGTAGGCGTTGATTACGCTAACGATACCGAGGTTCTGAAAATCGACCGTTTGCAAGCCAACTCGGAATTGTACTTCTTCCAGATGAGAATGAAGATGGATGTGAATATCGTTCGTCCGGGTGAAATCGTGGTGCATACGGCATATAAGAAAACCGAGTAAGATTTTTACAATCAAAACCTAAAAGGGAGTGGAGAAAGACTCCATTCCCTTTTTTAATAATCGTATATATGGCAAGACCTAAGAAAATTGAAGAAACGGAAGGTTCCGTATTAAATGTGAGAGAAGCAGATGTAAAACAACCAGAGGGACAAGATACTTCTGTTTCAGAAAACACAGAAGATCAGGAGTCAGAACCTGTTCAGATCCCCAAACATATTGACGATGTATTAAAGGTATATCCTCAATATCAGAATTTATATGTGGACGACAAGGGTGGGGCTTATACGGAAGAAACCGCCGAAAGTCTCAGAGGGGAAGCCAAGCTTTACAAAAACCCACATTACACAGCATAATTTTAACCAAATCATTATTATATGGCATTAGGAAATGTTTTTATAACAGACACGGACGGACGTTTGCCTTCAGCTACATCCACATCCAATGAAAAGATCACGGGATTGCTTTTCGATGTTTCAAAACAACCGGAACTTTTCACTGCCGGATACGGAAAAAGCAACGAATCCAAACTAAAGCTGGGAGACGTGTGCTATATCACAAGCAGGGCACAGGCCATCAAAGACTATGGCATCATTGAAAGGGTAGAATGCGATGAAGGCGATGAAGCGACCAAGAACTTCATGTTCGGCATTCCGAACTATCATATTTCTGAGTTCTTCAGAATGAGTGGAAATATTGATGGATACGGCAAGCTCTACGTGATGTTTGCGGATTGTTCAAGTAACTGGGATGCTATCGAGATCATGCAGCGTGCTTCAGGCGGTACTATCTCACAGCTTGGCATCTGGACGGAACAGCCGTTATGGAAAAAGAGCGAGGAAACGTATCTTTTGAATATCGTAAAGACAATCAATGATAAAGCGGAACTTCTGGCTACCCAGAACCAACCTCTTTCTCTTGTGTTGTCTGCAAGTTGCGCAAATACCGGTACGGATGATTCGGATGGCAAGAAGGTGGATTTGAACAAGATCCCGACCTGCATCTGCGATTCAAGCCGCACATCGGTTATCATCGGACAGGCCCGAAACGAATTGATCTCGACAATGCAAATGCGCAACAAGAACTGTACCCCGGTCGGTTTCTTGGGTTCGGTCATGGGTTGTATAGCCAAGGCGAACGTACAGGAATCTATCGCTTGGGTACAGCAGTTCAATCTTTTTGGAGATAATTTCCAAGACATTGAATTGGGATTCGGAGATTTGAATCTGAACGACAATGAAAAATTTACAAGCTTGAACGCATACGAGTCGCTTTCTCCCGTAATGCTGGACGATCTGGACGATAAGGGGTATATCTTCCCTATCAAGTACGCCGGAAAGGAAAATGGCGTTTACGTTTCAAAAGACCGCACTTGTTCTGGCGGGGACTTCAGGACAATCGCCAGAAACAGGACTATCAACAAGTCACGCAGGGCTGTAAGACAGGCTTTGCTGCCTTATGTGAACTCTCCGCTTTTGGTCAATCCGTCTACCGGATATTTGGCTCCATCCAAGATCACGTCCTTCAAAAATCTGATCGGTGACATCCTGAACAAGATGAAGACAGCCCAGGAAATTTCCGGCTACAGCGTTGTTATCGCTTCGGATCAGAATGTATTGGTAGACGACACACTAAGGATTGCGTACTATTTGGTTCCGGTCGGAGTTGCGACCTCTATTTATGTAGAAGAAGGATTATCACTAACCGAAAAAAACTAATAACAGATGGCAGTAATTAATAACGTTGCTTATTCTTGGAGCATGATTACCCTTGCCTCTACCGCACTCGGCATTGACGAAGGTAGTACGACACTGGAAGGGGTATCGGGCATTAAATGGAATAAGACTCGTAAAATTGAATCCAATTACGGACTTGGCGGCAAGCCGGTTTCAAGAGGGTTCGGTAACTTGACTTATACCGCATCCATCACGATGGACTATGCTACCCAGCAAGCCCTGAGAAGCACATACGGCTCGCTGATGGATATTGGGGAGTTCGACCTGATTGTTTCATTTGCCAACCCGATGGCATCGGACGATTGGACTACAACTACCGTGACGCTTAAAGGATGTATCTTTAATGAAGACGGAATGGAGTCGCAACAGGACGATACAAACATTACAAAAGAGTTTCAGCTTAACCCGTTCGATATTGTTATCGGAGAGGGTTAATTCTAAGGAAGGAGCGGTTGTTGATACACCGCTCCTTTTCGTTTATGTTCTTATTATTTGGGTTATTTTTATTATAAATAACACAAGCACATAATGGGGTTTTGTTAATTTTGTCGCTCATTTTGTTTTAGATTAGAGATGTTTTTGAATATTCTATTATCAACGAAGTTAGATTTATTTTTAGACAAGTTGCTGGATTTTAGTGTAAATGCCAGTAAAAACATTTTTATTGCTTGTCTTATTTATTCAATCGGGTGTTTTATAATCAAACAGATAAACAGGCTGGTTGCTAAAATTCTGGAAAAACGAAAAGTGGAACCAAGCGTGCAGACTTTTCTGAAAAGCTTGGTGAAAATTCTACTTAATATGATTCTGGCTTTTGCGGTAATAAGCAAGCTGGGAGTGGAAACCACCAGTTTTGCGGCTTTGATGGCTTCTGCCGGTGTAGCTATCGGTATGGCACTTTCAGGAAACCTATCAAACTTTGCAGGAGGACTGATAATTTTGGTATTCAAACCATTCAAGGTTGGAGATTATATAGAAGGCCCTGACGTAAACGGAACAGTGAAAGAAATACAAATATTCCATACGATACTCTCGACTCTTGATAATCGTATGATATATGTCCCGAACGGGATTTTGAATAATAACGCCATCACCAATTACAGCAAACAAGAAACACGGCGTGTTGATTGGGTGTTCGGTGTTGAATATGGAGAAGAAATAGGGAAAGTAAGGGCTGTTATACAGCGAATTATCAAAAACGATCCACGTATATTGGATACACCTGCTCCACTTATTGCTCTTTCCACATTAAATGCGAGCAGCGTTGATATTACCGTCCGTGTCTGGGTAAAAGCCAGCGATTATTGGAGTGTGTTATTTGATATTAACGAGATTGTATATGATACATTCAATAAAGAGGGTATCAATTTCCCATTCCCACAGCTTACGGTTCATCAAACAAGTTCAAAATAAATATTGTGCATGAATTGCAGTTTTGTATCTTTGTAAGACCAAATTTAAAATTATCGTTTACAATCAACATTGATTTGTAGAGTGATTAGTAATCACGTACAATTTTGAGTTTTAAGTTAACCAAAACTTAAAAACATTCTTGTAAGACTGACCCTCTGGGATAGATCGTCAGCTTAAAATCATCTTCTCCCACAAACATTGCAGTTTCCTCTTCCCTATTCTTTTATAAAACCAAATCAATTTAGTTATGGAAGAAAAGAATTTAACATTAGAGCAAGAAAATGTAATTAAAGAAAAAGCGAAAAAGCTGAAAACTGAAGGCAAGTATCGCAAGGTGTTCCCGATGGTGGTGTTCGGTGACACGGAGTCAGGCGAAAAGGAATTTTATGTAGCTTACATGAGAGAACCGAATTTCCCGACATTCTCCAAGTTTATGGCCGCATCCAAGAAGGACGAGGTACAAGCCATGAGGACTTTGGCAAAGGATTGTTTCTTGGACGGTGACAAGGAGCTGATCGACAACGAATCATTGTTCCTCTTCGGTTTGATGGGACAGCTTTCGGAAGTGATTTCTACTCGCCAATCTACCATCGTAAATTTTTAAATGACTGGGTGGTAAAGGACGACCAGCGCATCCGGCAAAGGTGCATCTATATTCGTCATTACTTTCCCGGTGTGGATTTGGATAGTCTCTCGGACGAGGACTTTGCAATGCTATCGGAAGACGCTCTTTGGTTGCATGAGCAAATGCTCATTTCTAAGGCTTCCAATGCGCTTCTTGCTTAATTCTATATATAATAAAGCCCTTTACTGAAAATCGCTTCGGTAAAGGGCTTTTGTTGTTCTGTTATGGGAGAAATTAAAAACGATAAGCGAATCCTAAATTGAATACGGCCTGATCGAAATCGCTGACCAGTTGATAGCGTAATTCAAAATTCATAATCCAATTGCTTGTCAGTGCAAAGTCGGCTCCACCACCAATATTCACTCCTACTCGACATTCATTGTGGTGATCGTCACCTTTGTCTATATGGACATGATCTCCATCAACCTCAATATCCAGCCCGTCTCCCAAATCAAACATCCAATTGGAAAATGTAAAGCCGAATAAGGGATACAGCTTGACGCTTCTGCCCACAGGACATAAATAATGGAGGTTCATGTTTATGTCTAACATACTGACATTGTCATTTTCTATAAAGTAATTCAAAGACGGTTCGAGACGTATGGGATTGGTTATATTGTACTGGTACTTCAATCCAAGACCAAGACTTTCGATTTCTGTTCCATAACTAAGTCCGAATCCAATCGCCTGTCTGCCTTTTTGAGCATAACTGCTACTTAAAACTACAAATAACAGCCCTAAAAAAATCAAGATTTTTCTCATTTAAATATAATTTTAAAATTAATAAGCGTCAATCGTCGTCATCATCGTCATCCCAATCGTCATCGTCATCATCCCACCTATAATGCTTGTGGTGTTTATATCTCTTATGTTTTTTATAATGTTTGTGATGATGTTTGTGATGATGGTAGTCACAGTACGAACAATAATGCTCGTGCCAACAATGACTGTGGTAATCTATTCTGTCATAAAAAGGATTGTAATATATTGACCCAGGTCTTATACCTATTTCTATCAAAATGCGATCCCAACCATGTCTATGATAACGTCTATAATAATCACAAACATCACGCATGTGTCTGCCAGACGTTTTGGCTATTTCAAGAGCTAAGCCCACATTCCCCCAATCTCTTCCACACTGCCTGTAATAATCATCCAATAAGTTGTTGGGGGTATTGTATTCTATACATAAGCGTTTCCGGTAATCCGAAAGTTCCACAGAGGCATATTTATTTGCCCTGCCAATAAAAAGAGATAGCCTGTCTTGCGCAAATACAGAACAAGAAAAGGCTATGAACAATAGCAAAACTTTAAATTGTCTCATATTCATACTAAACTTTTTGTTGATAAACACGATTAAAGTCGTAAACATAGACATTAAAAAACAAATAGCAAAATAAAAAACAATTTTTTCAAGAAAAATTATAGGAAGCTTGATTATCAAGGGAAGAAGATATATAATTATGGTAACTTAAACACTTGTTGTTACACATTGATAATTCAAGTTAATCGGAAATATTGTGTGTTTTTTATTATATCTTCAGTTTTCTGTTTATCTGTTTTTGTACATATCCGGTCTCGCTGGACAATAACGCCAGACACGATAATTACATTAATAGGCGATCATGTTCCAGCAAGCCGAATTGTTAGATGTGGTATATAAAAGGGCTTTGTTAAGTACAATTCATTCCTTCTGGGAATTTAATATATAGAATTGAATTATTATGGTTAAAATATAACTATCTAAAAACACATAATATAATTCATAACATTATATTTTATTAGTTATTTTATAAACGATAGCCAATTCCTAATGACAATGTCGCTATTTTATTACGGAAAGAATCTCCGTCATAATGCCCAATCGTACTGCCTTTAAAACTATTTAACTGACTAAAATTCAATATCGCATTCCATTTATTATTGATATGATAATTAATTCCTAATTCATATTTTAATCCATATAGGACATTGTTGTGATGAATCGAGGTTTCGGTTGTTGTAATTTGATCTGAGTTTATAGGCTGTTTTTGGTATTCACTTCTGTCTTTTAGTAAAATATCTATTGTCGGCCCAACACCCATAAATAATGTAAAGCGTTTAAAATCATGCTTAAACCTAAATGTGGTATTAATTTGAAAGAAGTCAAGTTTAGCTATTCTTCTGTAATTATATTCATACTGCCCCCGATCAGGATCATATCCTTCCGTATAACTAAAAAGGCTCCTTCCACCTCTTTGGATATATCCTATCTCACTGGATAGCATAAACCAATCTTTTTCTAAATAATCACAGCCTAACATAAAAGAATAAGCTCCTCTTTTCTTCGCATAACCACCACCATCCATCCATGTAAGATTTGCTCCGTGTTCCATCTTTATAACCTGTGAATACATGTCACAAATGCCTATAGATAAAAAGGCAATCACAATCAAAAAGATTTTCTTCATAACTTTATTTTTATTTTAGTTTACGCCTTAAAAACGGCTCTGAAATATTTTTATTGTGCCCATTAATAAGAAATATATTTCGTACAACAATTGATTTATTTTTTTGCAGCAATGTACAATATCAAGAGATATTATACGTTTATTTCATCTTTCTTCGATCCTTACAAGCAACCTATTCTGCCTATACCCTCCTATTCTTCATTAAAACAATCATACAATGGCAGAAATACAAAACTATCAGGTAAACTACACCATTGATGTGAAAACCAATGGTATTCAGGATGTTACAAAATTCGCCGAAGCTATCAATAAGCTGAAAATAAGCGAAAAAGGAGCAGAGGCAGCTATTACACAGGTTAAAAATATGGTGAACAAAATGGACGCTATATTTAAACCAAAGGGAAGAAAAAGAGATGTAAACTATAATGTCAATGTTAAAACCGATCTGGCTGAAGAAAAGCTGGACAAGGTTTTAAGGCTTGTCAAAGATATACAAGCAGAAGCAGCCAAAATCAATCTTGTCGTCAACGCCGGACAAAAACTGGATTCCCAGGCTATCAAAGCACAAGCCAAAGCCGTATTGAAAAATCAGGAATTGGCTGCACAAGAAGAGGCTAAGAAATCATCAAAGAAAACAGCTTCGCAAGCTATGGAGGCTATGAGAGAGCCGATTAAAGCAATTGATAAAACTATCGGAAAGGTCAATGCGGCTCTTGTCAGTCTGGAAACCGGAAGAGAAATCAATATTAAGACCGATGTTGCCAAAAAGAAACTGGAAGAAATTCTTAGCTTGCTTGGTCAGATAAAAGGAGCTACCAATATGACGTTGGGAACAAATATGGTCAGCCCTCCTGCCGGTTCCGGTTCTACAGCCATAACTCCTATTATTTCCAATACTGTCGATTCAGATAAAGCCAGTCCACGTTCCAGTATTCAGAGAAAAGTCTCGGCAAATGAAAACAAGACAATAAAAGAAGCCGAGAGAGAACTAAAAAGGCTTGCCAGAGAAAGCGAGAAAGAGTTTAAGAGACAGGATAGGGAGTATACTAATCTCTGGAACAAAATTGAAAAAGAGCAAGAAAGAGAATATCGGGATAACATAAAGAAAAAACTTGATAATTTCCGTAAGCTAACCAAAGATATGGAAGAGCAACAGAAGCGTTACGAGAAGTATCAAGAATATGTTATGGCCAATAAGCTGAAAATGGAGGCTCGACAAGAGAAAGAAAATGAGGCTTATTTAAAGAAGGTACAAAAAGAGCAAGAAAGAGAGTACCGAGCCAATGTAAAAAAGAAGCTGGATAATTTTCGTAGGATTTCTAAAGAGATGGAAGAAAGCCAGAAGCGTTACGAAAAATATCAGGAATACAGTATGGCCAGCCAACTGAAGAGAGAGGCTAGACAAGAGAGAGAAGCTCGTCACAAACAAAGAATTGCGGAAAGAGAATATTACAGTCGGCAAAAAGGAGCTATCAATCGTTTGCAATATTCCCGGCTTCCTTCATGGGGAAACATGCCGTTTGCCGGTATGTTCAGTGCCTATGCCGGATATTCGGTCTTTAAATCCGAGCTTGCGGATGCGGTGGAATATGCCAACATAATGGAGACCGCAAGAAGCATCCTCCGTGTAGCGGACTCGGACTTGTCCACGTTTGAAGACAGGTTTGAACAAATGTCCAAAAATGTTAGGCAAATCGGTGTCGATACCAAATTTACCGCTACTGAAATTGCTGGAGCCACAAAATTTTTGGCAATGGCAGGTATGAATATCGACACTATCAATAAAGCCATGCGCCCTATTACGAATCTGGCCTTAATAGGAGATGCAGACGTTGCTCAAATTGCAGATTTGGCTACCAACATCATGTCTGGATATGATATTAGAAGCTCTTCGATGAACACTGTCGCTGATATTCTGGCTTCCACGATTGCCCGATCCAATGTGAATGTTCTGGAAATGGCAGAATCTTTCAAAATGGCAGCCGGGTATCTTCGTCTCTCTGGGGTGAATTTCTCCGAGGCTTCTGCGGCTGTCGGTATTCTGGGTAATGCCGGTATGAAAGGAACGATGGCTGGTACGGCACTGAGAGCCATGTCCGGAAGGTTCGCCAAACCAACCAAAGAAGCACAAGACACGCTTGACAGATTGGGAGTCAAATTTACCGAATACAGGGATATTTACGGGAAACAGGTTGAAAAGTTGAGACCTCTTGCTGATATTTTTGAAGACCTGAACAAAAGCGGTGCTACTCTTGGAGATATGCAAGCTATTTTTGGTAAGATCGGAGGTAATGCAGCCATGATGTTCATTGATAATTATGAGGAATTAAGAACGCTGGCGAATCAAAACAAAGCAAGCAACGGCATATCCCAGGAACTCGCACTTACCAAGCAAAACACAACAAAAGGCTTGTGGGCGCAAATGACCTCCCAGTTCTCGGAAAGCTTCATGCAAGCCTATGAAAGTATGGAGCCGCAAATCAGAGGTGCGCTTAGGGACTTGTTGGATAGATTCAAACCACAAGAGTTCGCCAAAGGGCTGGAGACTATCGGAAAGACATTGTTGGATGTATTTTCTATACTCGGCAAGATCGGTACATGGATAACAAAAAACCTGACATGGCTGGAACCTTTGTTGATTACAGGTTTTGTTACAACCAAGATATTCAAATTTGCCGGAGCCTTAACCAATCTGGGGGTTGCACTTGGGTTTATCGGTAGACAAAAGGCGGCAACAAATATATTGACCTCTATTGCCGGAACGCTTGGTGGAGGAACTATGGGCAGAGTGGCAGGAATGTTTGCCTCTCAGGTTTCTTCCGGAGGTGTTGTTGGGGCTGCATCTTCTCTGTCAGCCATAGGAACCGGCGCAGTGGCAGCAACAGCCGGATTATCTGCGTTAGTTGGGATATTGGGGATGGTTGCATATAAAACATGGCAAGTAAGCAAGGCCCGAAGCACGATTCTGGAAGAAGTAAACAGCAACAAAAAATACAGATACCCGTCTATCGATGCGCTGACAGAATCTCTGAATAAAGCATACAGTGCTGCTTTGGCTACAGGAGAAGCGGTAAAAGATCTCACGGCTGAAAAAACCCTTGGGGAAAAATCAGGACTGGGAGATGTTGCTTTTTCAGGGAATTGGTGGAAAGGGTTGATTTCCCAATGGGGGCAAGCTATTGCAGGAAACAAGAATTATAACGGTTATGACGTTGCAAATGCCTATCAGGACGCATATAAAACGATGATTTTGGCAGAATCAGATAAAAAGGGGCAAAAAATCATCAATTCCGCTTTGGCTGATTTGGCAAAACAAAACACTGCTACGGGCATCCAAGCTTTTATTGACACAGCCCACGAAATTTACGGAGTGTCACCAAACGTACTTGATAAATCCTTGTACGTTGAGAAAAACGGTAAGGTTTGGTACACAAAAGACATGTCCGAGCAACCATATTCTGTATTTGAACGCACACCGACATACTTGGATTATATAAACAACAAAATCCTGCCCAACATCATTACTGTTGCTGAAAAATATAAGGATGCAATAGTAACTTCTTCCGGTGCGCAAGATTTGGTTTCGGGATTGACCGACATCAATAGCGGAAAGACTGTTTCGCAACAATTGGAGAAAATTGGATGGAAACGCAACATGGACGATGGAACATGGTACTCTCCAGCCTTGCCTAAAAATCCGACTGATAAAGACAGGGTTGCCAAACAGACAAGAGACAGGTTGGCACATCAATTATTGGTAGCTACCTATACCGCATTGACCGCAACAATGGGAGGACAAGCGAATATGGCATATAATATTATGACCAAAGCCGGTTTTTCTCCCGACATGTTTTCCAACGAGCCGGATTCCAATGACAAATATTCTTGGGATAAGCGAGATATTTCTTATTTGGGAAATAAAGAAGACGATGGCGGTGCTGGTGGCAATTACAGCGGAACCGGAAAACTCTCTTCGGCGGCTCCAAAACAGGTTGTGGTGAACATTACCAATTTGCTCAGCATACAGACCGTGGAACTGATGAAAACCCCGGAAGGCAAAACTCCGGAAATGCAGGATTTGAAAGAGATGATGGCACAGGCTCTAATCGATGTCGTACATGACTTCGATGCGAGTTGGAACGGATAATAACAAACAAACCAATAATATATGGCTAAATTTTTAGGACAAGGATTGGCCGGATTGGCAACCTCCACTATTTTAAGTGGGGGGATTGTCAATCATGGCAGCTTACAAGGATACATTTCCAATGCGGCACGACAGACATTGGGACTCGGACTCTCTTCCATGACGGACGGGCAGGTTCGGTATTTTTCAAAAGACAAGGAAATTCTAAAACGGGCAGTCATACAAACCACTTGTCAGGCGGCCTATGGACTTTTGCGCTCATACCCCCGGTTCTTGAAATACTGGGAGAAGGTGGAAAGGGATAAATATTTACAAACCAAATCGCAGTCCAGTATTGCCAACAAGACCGGGCAATATTACCAGCTGATTAAAGACCAACAGGCGGTTGCGATTCAGAAGAGTTACACTGACAGTATTGTCGGCAAAAATATTGTCATGGATTATCTGGAATTGAGCGTAGATAGCGGCTGTGTCTATTATGATTCCCAAAAACACACGGTCACTACCGTTGAGAAAGGGGAAGCGGTCAAATTTGTCGATTTGCAACCGGAAGTATCGGTATCAAGCAAAAACAATATACTGCTGACTCCGGTACAGGGACGGGATTACTCCAGAAAGGAACTTATCAGTGGCGGTGATCTGGAAATCAGCATAACCGGCAAAATCACAAGCAAATACCCCGATGTTTATCCGGAAGCTGAAGTATCAAAGTTTTTGAAGCTTATGCAATTCAAATGTGCCATAAACTGTGATAATACGATACTTCGCCAGTTTAAAATATCCAAGTTGATCGTACTTGACTACTCTCTTCCAGCCCCTACCTATCGTAATGTCCAGCCATATACGCTGCATTGTGTGGCGGTTGAACCTTCCGAGTCAATCGAAGTGAAACTGGCAGACGAAGAGGTGGTGGACGAGGCTATCAAGCATACGAACAAATGGATCAAAATTGTAAAATTCGGAACCGAGGTGGTTGATCCGGCCAGCCTCCTAAAAGTGACAAAACTATGGCTATAAGCACGCTTGATATTCTATGCTGCCAGATTACCATCGGAGATGCCGATTCAAAGAATCCGATGGTAATCAAGAATCCCATAACACTTTATGAAGTGCAAAACATAGAGATTCACGAATCATATAAAAAATTGATTGGCACGGCCAAAATCGTTTTTCCCAAAGGGACGGTATTCAAAAGTACGATTGTCGGTAACGGAACAGTTGAAGGGAAAGATGCTTCTTTGATTACTACCGAAGTCATGCAGGACGGGGTTTTGATTGAAAAGCGGAATACTCAAAGCGTCATTGACGAGACCACGTTCAAGATCGGACAGAGGGTCAATATCAAGCTGGGATACAATGGGGTATTGAAGAATATGTTTGACGGTTACATCACAGCTTACAACTCGGACAGCATATTTGAATTGCAGTGTGAGAACATGGCTTACAAACTGAAACTCAAACAAGCTCCGAAGTTTGAAACTCCGGTTGCCGGAACAAAAGTAAATGATGTATGTGGAGAAAAGTACGGGCTTTTGAAGGACACCGGGTTTGAACTGCATTCTGAGACCAAGAAGTTCGATATTCAAATTGGGAAGGTAAAAATAACAGACAATTTTACTGTAGCGGATGTTTTGAATGATTGGTCGAAATTCAAGGTGTATTGTTTTTTAAAATACGAGGAAGATTCTTCAGCCATGCCTAAAATTGCAATTGGGCGGCCTTATTCATCGTTTAAAAGCGACCCGACTTTTCCCGGTGATGGCAAATCTTCTGCTCCTTACAAGATTCAATTTGATTATCACGTTGCCGGTAGCAGCTTGAAGATATTGAAAACCGATCCTAAGTTTCTTGCCGTTACGGGAAAAGCATTGGGGTCAAACGAAAAATTCTTTGAAGTTACGGTAAGACTGAATCCCGAATACGATCCGGATACACCGGGAAGCAAGGAGTTTCAAGTTGTCAACGCCACCCAGATTTCAAAAAAGACACACAAGATTACCGGAAATACGACAGCTACGGGAGCGGACACCAAGACAAAAGTCGATCTCAGCACGTATACCGTAGTGCCTTACATGTCTACTAAAATGAATATCAATTCGGATCAGCTTGTAGAGGAAACAATCGCTTATTTCAAGCAATACAATCTGAATGGTATTACCGGAGATTTGACTCTTTTTGGTGATTTCGGATTGACGACCGCTGTACAAGTCGAGCTGATTGACCATAGGAATCCCAGCAAAAACGGAGTCTATCTGGTAGACGAGGTGACAACTACATTCGGGGTAAACGGATATAGGCAAAAAATAACCATACCATATAAAATAACAGGAAAGACCACTTATGGAAACAGCAAATAATATAAACACGAATAATAACAACAGTCAAAGAATGATTCAGGAAGCAATCAGGAAGATTGCGCTGGGAAGAAGTTTCGACAGAGCGAATATGAGTCCTGCCGGCACAGGAGGGGTTGGTACAGCCAGAATGATTCATGGCTATGTCGCAAAGATACATGACGATCCGAATGATGAAGAATACGAGGAATATGCAGGAACGATTGATGTAGGTGAGTTTCCGGACGAGACTGCTTCTTCAGAGCCGATTATTCATAAAGGGGTTTTGTTGTCCGGACTGAAAGACAATTCCGGAGGATTCCTTATTGTCCCCACCCTATTTTCGGATGTCACAATCGTTTCGGATGCAGGAACAAAGTATATGTACGTCCTGAATTTTTCCCATGCGGACGTGTTGCAGTTAAATGCGCATAACGAGACAATTGTTGGGGCAACTGAGACTGAGAAACTTGATCCGAACGACAATGATTCTCCGGACTATGATGAATTGCCTAAAACGGGAAATGAGACTTCCACCAAATATACCCCGGACAAGATTTCGACTGTTGCCAAAAACAAAGACGGGAAACAGGCTGAAATTAACATGACTCCTTCCGATATTCAGCATAGGATAGACAAGTCGGAGGTGAATCAGTCAGCAGAAAAGATAGAAAGTAAAGTTGGAAACACAGCGGTCGGGGTTACGGATGGAAAAGTGTATCTCGGAGGTGAAGATGCGACTGAACCTGTTGTATTGGGACAGGAACTTGCACAACTGATGTTGGAGTTCCTTACCGAATGCAGCAAGATAACCACCCCAACGCTCATGGGAACCATGCCGGCTGTGAATTTCCCGAACTTTACATCATTGACTTCCAAGATTCAGAAATTTTTAAGTAAAACTGTATATACAAAATGAGTGTTATTCTTAATCCGGAAATCGAAAAACTTGACAAGGATAGCTTATGTTACTCGCTTTACATCCAGCTATATAACAGTTTCTTTAACGCACAGGATAAAAAGGACGAGGATCATCCGTTTGGTATAGTGGAGGGAGACGAGACTTCCATCCGACTGAAAAATACGGCATACAACTTTGCCAGTCCGATTTCCGAATCTATAACAGGCGGTGGAGATGGCGAAAGTGGCGGCATTTTAGTCGGTTATTTAAAGAAAAGTGGCGGTGATATGTCCGGGCTACTAAGAGCCAATTATGGGTTTGAAGCAGGAATAGAAAATACCAGACTCCTGTATTCGTACAAAACGGAAGAAGAAAACCCTGTTTATGGAATACAGATAGATGGCAGGTTGAATGTTGGTGGCAATAACTTTTATCTGGGGAACAAGAAGGTTATTGCTTACGATACAGACCATGACACCACATCTATTTCAGGTGCAATCGTTGATTTTGGAGGTGCTTCTATTAAAGGAAGTGGAGAGGTGCTTGTCGGGCAAAATAAGACCTCTGGAGTGTTTATTTCACCTTCAGCAATCCAAATACACGGCAGTGATGTGTATCACGCAGGAAACGCAAATCTGGAGCATATAGACTGGGTGATGCGTAACGCCAAGGTTGCCGGTACACTAAGCGTAAAAGGGGTGTTAACCTTACAAGACACTCTCAATGCCAATTATGGTGTAAATCTCGGTTCTGGAGGAAAAACGATATTGACCATCATAGACAATGAGGCGGTAGTCAAAGGAAATATGTCTTTTACAGTCGGTAACGGCATAAAGATAGACGATGCTGTGGTTCTAATTAGACCGAATGAAACAGACATTCAATTGGGGGCTGTCGGTGGAGATATTTTGCTTGGAACCGATCAGACGAGCAAAGTCAGATTATTGACCGGCATTACGGATATTCATGGGACAAATCTCTTATTATCTCAATATGGAGAGGCTTATTTTCCCGGTGCATTAAAAGTAAGGCATAATTTCGGTGAAGATTTGCTTTCGACATATAGGGAAGATGATTCCAACGAAGGAGTGGTTATTCATAAGAGACTGAGATTTGGCGACAATATCGGAACTTATCTTCATGGAGATAAGGACGGGTTGATTCTCAGTGCCGGTACGGAAAGGTTCGATGAAGAAACCGGAACGAACACCAGATACATATATGATACGATATTTCAGATAAAAGAATCGACAAGCCACTACAAACCGCTTGACAAAAAATCAGATTCCCTGTATATATCGACCAAAGCCGATTTTGTTCTGTTTGATAAACCGCTGGAAGCAAAAGGGCATATCGGAATAGACGGAAGTGCAACCCGACTTACTGACAACACTCTATTCTTTACAAACATGAGTTACCTTCAGGCTGTAGCTGGAGGTATAAAACATTATGGAAACGCTTACTTTACAGACAGTCTCAGTTCTGAGAGGTTTTCTCCCGGATTCGCAGGTTCTGATTGGGCTATTATGAAAAATCCGACAACTGGAAATGCCACTGCCACTTTCGATGAACTTGTGATACGAAAGAAGATGAGAGTCTATGAATTGGAAGTGCAAAAAGACAGTTCGACAAACGGTTCTCTGTGGATAAGCGACTCATGTAGCGGTGATATTGTAGAAAAAATCGTTTAATAATATGTCATTATATACATGTCCTAAATTTAAAATCAGAATAGACCCTTCTTCCAAAAAGACACAAGGGCTGCGGCAAGGAGATATTGTAAGGAGGCAGTATTTTGATTATCCAAACAACATATATTCTCTGATGATTGTTGTTGAAACCGGAACAGACATCATAACCGGGCAGGATAATGAAGAAAAACACTCCCCTTATTTTATCGGAATGTTGGTTGAAGGAAACGAACCCAAGAATGGAGAAATTCTTGATTTTGTCAGAGTAACCAACTTGTTCGATGCCGATCGTAGCGGTGCATTGTATCTTACAGCTTCAGACAACGAATCTCCGTTTATGGACGTAATAGACGGAATGGCTACGGAAAACTCGCTTTGTTATCCTGTTACCGGAAACGGAGATGGGAACATACCCAGTTTGTATAAATACGCCTGTTCTGGGAAAGAATTTGTCTCGCAAGAATACAGCAAAACAAAGGAAGATGGGGTACACAGGGTATTTCGCATTACCCGAAACAACACGGATAATTCTTCATTAAAGACGATCGGTTTCAAGCAAACGATTGAAAGACAGGTTAAAAACCCTCAGTGTATCGTGGTTTCGTATAAAATCAGGGCTTCTAAAAACATTAATGATGTCAAAACTTCATTCGGATATACGGATGGAAGTGAGATTGATGGAAGCGAGATGATTAATATTACGACTTCTTGGGAATATAAATTGTCACTTGTGGTTGTGGATTATCCACCCCAGTATATGAGAAGTTTTTTGATTGATTTGACTGAGCGTTTGTCTGCTGGCGATTGGTGTGAGATTTCCGATCTTAACATCGTATTGCTGTCAGACATTGCGACTTTCTCCAACGGCACTAAGGCAAGGATCGGAAAGGTTACAGGCATTGTAGACCCTGTGTTTGGGTTGCTGGATGGGTATGGCGGTTATTTCCAGAACTTGTATGCGACTAAAAACGTCAATATAGCCGGTACGCTTACGGCAGGAGACGAAAAGGGGTTTGCTTCTACTTTTTACGTTGGAAAGATACACAAGAATTGTCTCATAAACTCATTGTATGGCAATTTCCAGACTCCCGTATCCAGTGCGATGGGTGAAGTGTCTCCTACCGGGTTGGGGGATATTTTTACACTTACTCCGGGGAAAACGGTGTTGATTGCTCAAAAAGAAAGTTGGGGCAAAAAGCATGAAGGCGAGAAACTATGTTTTTCATGTTGGCTGAAATGCGAGAATACGGGAAAGGTTTTTGTGTCGCAAAACTCCAGTCCTTTGTACTCGATCAATATTGAAGTCGCAAACGAATGGGTTAGATATAGCATTCCTTTTATTGCGTCTTACAAGGAAAACGAAAGTTTCAATATCGAACTGACTTCAGACATTACGGCAATATATCTCTCATCCGCACAACTGGAATTTGGAGAAAGGGCTACTTTATATCAGGCGACAGATGAAATCCTGAACGAAACGGAAGATTATGGAGCATGGTTCAATAGAGGCGGTATCGGAGGAACGATACAGAATCCGTTATTAAGACTGAATGATGATGGTTCTATTTCTTCTAATAATAATTCATTCGTTATCAATCGGGACGGAACCGGACATTTTGCCGGGGGAAAGTTCAAATGGACGGAAGACACAATCGAACTGACCGGTGTAACTATCAAATGGGACGATATGGATCAGGAAACGCAGGACAATATCGTTAGTAAGTCGGTCAAGATAACGGGAGAAAATACTTTCCATTATCCGGACAGTTTGGAGAATGTCTGTACACCAAATGAAATACAGTTGATTGCGGATGAATACAATTTTACCAGCAAGGATACGGAGCGTGAATGGTCTTATCTTTCCTCTTCTGGAGACTGGGTAAGGATTCCCGGTGTACAGAAGAATACGCTTACCATCAAGCCGGATTTTGAAGGCTGGGAAAACAGGGATACATTGACTATCATGTATTCTGCCATGTACAATGAAAAGGAATACAAGGATTCTTTTACCATCAATAAATTATATGACGGGGATGATGCGTATTCTTTGTATATCGAATCAAGTAACGGCCAGATATTTAAAAATGGGATCGGACAAACGACACTTACGGCATACGTGTTCAAGGCAGGAGAAGATATAACGGACAAGATAAACCCTTCAGGATTTTCTTGGACTCGGACAAGTAAAGATGCAGAAGCCGATGCAGAATGGAACAGTATTCCTCGAATTGGCAGGACTCTGGAAATTACAGGGGATGATGTTTATAGTAAGGCTGTCTTTGATTGTTATGTGGATTTGAAACTAACCTATATATAGAAACAGAGGAAAACACTCTCTTGCTAAACCTATTCCCCTCTCATATTCTATTTATTATAAAATCAAATTTTAAATATCATACAAATCAAATTTCAATTATGGCTCAAAAAATAGCAAGAGGTCAAGTAACCATTATTGACCAGAACGATGCGGTGTCGATTCAGGCGTTCATTTCTTCCAATTTGGCTCTGACACAGATTTACAACAAGGATAACGACTCATACACTCCGAACTGGACATCGGGAACAGGGCTTATTCTAACCCCATCTCTTTTTGCAGGCGGATCGGTTGACAAAATCACTTCTGTGGGCAATGCGGCCAGTCTTACTCCGGGCGTTAAGACAGGTTCCGTCAAATGGTATAAAAACAATACCCTTATCACTTCTGGACAAGACGGATGTACTATCGGTGCATCAAGTGCCAAATACGCATTGACAATCAAGACCAACCACATGACCCTTACTGCCCCACAGGTTCAATATAAAATAGAGGGTATTTATATAGATGCAAACGGTTTGGAAATTCCTTTCTGGGCAACTATCCAGTTCACACAACACCAAAGTGCAGGTGCTACAATTGCAGCTATCGCCTACGCACCAGACGGGGTAATTTTCAAAAATGATGAAGTAAAAACACTTAGAGCGCACTGTGATTTGTGGCGTGGTGCTACAATTGATACAACTAACGTTACATATTGCTGGGGTATTAAAAATAACGGAGTGTTCGCTCCAACCACAGTTAAAACCACAGCGAACCAAGGAGCTACAAGTATCGTGTTGAATAGTGTAGCCAATATGGAACCCGGTACTCAAATCCAAATCGGTTCTGCTAAATATACTATTCAAACTGTCACGGCAAACACCTTAACTGTCACATTAACCTCTGGGTTAACCGCAAACGTAACAGCAGGTTCTCAGGTGACAAGTCCTTTTTATAATTCAATGCTTGGGTCTGGATGGTCTTGTCTTACTTCCACTAATCAAATGGGAGTCACAGCAGGATGGACAACTAACGAGATTACCATTTCAGCAGATGCGGTACTGAACTTTGAAACTTTCAAATGTGCCATCAAGGATACAGATGTAAGCTCCGGTAATGCTTCTGCAAACAAGGTTGTCTGTGATATAATCTCATTCTCCGACATGTCTGATCCAATCCAAGTATTTTTGGAAAGTGCAAAAGGATTTACCATTAAAAACAATTCAAACGATGTGGATGTAAAAGCTATATTGTATCGAAATGGAGCAGAAATTGACGCAGAAGGTACAGTATATACTTATTCATGGAAATTATACAACAATGCCGGATCTGCGGTGCTCAAAACATACACTGGCAAAAACATTGTGGTAGCAAAAACAGATGTGACCGGAAAGGGAGCTTTGATCTGTGAAGTCTCAAAAGCATAATTTTTAATCACAAGGGCGGTAGCGACAAACTACCTGCCCTTTTTTTATGCTATTCTTAGGTAAAATCAAAACCTAAAGAATAGAAATGGGAAAAGAAATCATAGCACGAGGGCAAGCCGTTGTGGTTTGTCAAAAAGACGGATACACCATCAATCAATCTGTCGGAGAATATATTTTTAATGCACTAAATAACGGCACAATACCATCTGCCGTTACAGTTGTTTCTACCATCAAAGTAACATCCGGAGACAATGCCGTTACCAATTTTACGATCGGAACAATCAACAAGCCGACCGGATTCGCTTCTATAAACGCCAATAATACCAACAAGACCATAACCTATACTGTGGCTGCTAATACCACAACGCTGGCAGATAGCGGAACAATCCCTATTCCAATCATCATAGAGGGGAATACATACACCGTGTCTTTCAAATGGGCAAAATCCAAGAACGGACAAAACGGTTCTGACGGAAAACCCGGAACTGACGGATACACTGTGTCCGCTTCCAGAAACTCATATATTGTTTCCACTGATAAAGACGGCAGGATACACACTGCGGTAACTACAAATACGACAATTTCTATTCTGAAGGGAAGTACACCTGTCACTCCAACTATCGGGGCTTTACCCACGGTGGCAGGTTGTACTTTGTCTAAAAGCGGAGCTACCGTAACAATTGTTTTTAACGTAGGCACATCACTGCCAGAAAATGGGACTATTAGTATCCCAGTTGTTGCGGACGGAAAGAGCTTTGCTGTTTCATTTTCATACGCAAAAGCACGTGCAGGAGCAGCCGGAGCGGATTCTAACATGTTGGATTGGGTGAAAGACTGGAACAACAATAAAACTCAAATCAATGAAAATTCTGTCATTACACCTAAAATATTTGCCGGAACAAAAAACTCGAACGGAACATTGACGGGGGTAGCTATGGGTAAATTCTCTCTCAGTGTATTAAATCCATCCGGAGTTGTGACTACCGAAACAATCAATGGTATTTATGGATTCAAGGACGGATATAAGACATTCTATGTCGATAATACGGGAGATGCAGGACTGGGAAGGGGGAACCAATTTATCAGATACAACGCAACAACCGGAAAGATCGAGTTCGGTTCGGACGTTTCTCTCAATTGGACACAGCCCATTGAAACAATCAATACGGCTCTTGGAGGAAAAGATTTCCCAAAACTGACCTATATTGATAGTAAAGGAATCTATACCGGAACTCTTACCGCTGAACAGGTCAATGCCGTAAATATAAATGCCTCCAGTATAAAAACGGGAATCCTATCTGCCGACCGTATAGCGGCAGGGAGCATTAAGTCTGACAAATTGGACGCAAATAGTATACAAACCAATATCATCAATACAGCCTATATCCAAGGATTGACACTCAATTTTACCAAAGGTACAATCGGGGGATGGACTATTGATGGAGATTCTGTTTTCAGAGGTACAAAAAGCAATACGTCCGGGACTTATACTTCCGCTTCAGGTGCTATAACGATTGGAAGCAACGGAATCAGAGGTTTTAAATGGAAACTGGATTCTTCCGGGGCTGGTGCACTGGCAGGAGGTAATATTTCGTGGGATATTGATGGAAATGTTATGTTCGACAAATCAGTATCATTACAATGGACAGATTGCATTGATAAGGCATTAAAGAATGTTTCAGTTGGAAACAAAGCACTGGCAGAAGCATGGGTGACAAAAATCAATAAAAACGAATATCTAAAAATCCCAATCAAAACAGCTTTATTGAAAAATACAACCTATACTTGGTTCGGTGCAGGATGGGGGCTTGCTGAAAGTGATGATTATAACGATTTTAATGAATCAGTAAAGCAATATACAATTGGTATTTATAATGCTACACAATTAAAATATGTTGTTCTAAAAAATACATCTACCATTTTACCTACGGAGCTTGAAAACTACGGCTCACAATCAAGAGGTAGCACATACTTAATGACAGACGATTCTTTTTTAGATACCGATTCTTTTGAACTGCATGTGTATTCGCATATTAAAGATAAGCCTGTTACAGCAAGCAATGGATTATTTTTGTATGTGGCAGGTTTGGTTGAAGGAACTGTATTACCTAACCTACAACCAAGATTAACATATATTGATGCAACAGGTGTGTATACCGGAACAATTCAAGCCCAACAAATCACAGCAGGTACGATTTCAGCCCATCTTATTGGAGCAGGAAGCATCACTGCCGACAAGATTGCATCACGTACCATTACAGCAGATAAGATTCAGGCTGGAGCTATTACCGCAAACGAAATAGATGCCGATAGTATAAAGACCAATATCATCAATACCTCATACATTCAGGGGTTAACGCTCAATTTTACCAAAGGTAAGATCGGAGGATGGAACATTGCAGAGAACGCAATCTCCAAAAACAGCGTTTCTCTGGGGTCTGACGGTTCCATCACCAACGGTACGAAATGGAAACTGAACAATGATGGTTCGGGACAGCTTGCGAATGGCAATATTAAGTGGGATGCGGCAGGAACACTTACGTTTGATTCAAACGCATTGCCGGAAATGAAGGATTATAAAGAATATACCATCGATGCTACAGAGCTAAACGAAAATACATACTATCCGGTTTGTACTGCTATACACGCATATGTGACAGCTGAAATAAGCGTGCATTGGACATTAGGTGTCCAAGCAAAACCTTCATGGGGTACACACAGCAGCGGCAGTTATTCTGTAAAAGTTAGATGGACAGCAAATGGAGCTGGCTGGGGCACTATTGCTGTAACCAGAGAAATACTCGAAGCAAGTCAAGCTTGGAATAATGGAAACGTTGTTGGTGATATTGGGCAACTTACCAATGGTTCTGTAGAATACATATATGTCAGAGGGGGTGGAAAATATGTATTTAGAGTGAAAAATGCAAGTGGAGTTCCAGTATTGCGTCCCACAGGATATACGGCTGAAGGCCAAACTGTCTCACCTAAAACATCCGTCACATTCCCTGTAGCCAGATTGACTAAAATTGACGCAAACGGGATCTACACCGGAACCCTTACAGCCAGCCAGATCAACGCTGCCAACTGTAATTTCACTCAGGGCAAAATCGGTGGATTCACTATTTACGACAAAAAAATATCCACATATAATAACCCAACAAACAATCATTACATTGAAATTCATAATACCGGTTACATCTGTAATTCAAGAACATCCGATCATAAGGATTATTGGGCACTGAATGCAGACGGGTCTGCAAGTTTTGGTATGGGATCTACCACATTCCATGCTTCTGGAGGGTTCGTTATGACTGGAAATTCAAGTTCCAAATTCAATATTGACATCAGCGGAACCAATTTTTTTCGTGTTAATGATGGCAGTATGGTTTCTGTACGTGGAGACGGAAGAACAGCATTAAGTGTATCTACCTATGGAAGCAATAATAGTACAAAAGGAATATCTGTATTATGTAATGCTTCTGGATATGGATATGCTATTGAAAGTTATGGAAATGTATTGTTGAACGCAAGAAGTGGTGAAAGAATAAGAATAAATGGATTACATATAAACACAAGAAGCATTTACTCTACAACATCTCTTAATTCCAATGATGATTTGGTAATTATACAACAAACATCCGTAGATGTTACCATAACATTACCTAATTGCCAAGACGGTAAAATCATTTATATAAAAAGCCTTAGTTCAAGATGGTATAACATTAAAGGGACGATCATTGATGCGCCATCCCGTAATTCAGTGAGTAGTTTTCAGGTTAAAGACAATTGCGCACGTATGTTTATAAAATGTAGTAGTGGGTGGCTAATGTTTTATTGCGGCTAACAAACAAAAGTATCTGCAATATATTATTCTTCAATAAAACAACAATTAAATACCGATTATATGGAAATTAAACAAGTGAATATTCAGACACAATGCGTCAAGACAACCGCCAATGCCAGATATGAAATCGAATACAACGTATCTGACAAATTGCTCACAAGAGTAAATGCCTCTATCCATAAATTAAAGCCTGAAGACACCGACGAGTATTTGGGAACAATTACTCTGGACGGAGACTATCTGTCTGGAACCTTCCCTTATAAAGAGGACATTGCACCTAACAAATATTTTGAAGATTTCAGCACGATCATGGAAGAAATCAAGGAAGCGGTAACCAAACAACCGGCTTATCTATCAAAACAAAAATAATAACCTAAATATATAAATTAAGCAATGGAACTATCAATCAAAGACAGGCTCTACATCCCAGGCTTTCTACCTAAAGAAAACAACTTCAAGCAGTTCAATATCAAGAAGGAGATTCTGAAGAAAATCGAAATCTCAGAAGAAGAGCGTGCAACAGTAAATCTCAGACAAAACACAGAAAACAACCGTATCGAATGGGATACGGAAAAAGACGTGCCGTTAGTGGTAGATTTCACGACCGAAGAAATCGAGTACATGAAAAGTGCCTGTGAAAAAATATCAGACGAGCAATTGCCGGATGATATGTGGGCTACAGTAGAGAAAGTATACGACTCTGATTCTTCTAAATAATCATTACAACTATTCTTAAAAGCGTGCTCTAATCTTTTTAAAGAAGAGTGCGATCCCCCAATCACTCTTGTTGGTTGGGGGATTTTTGTTTAAAACCGATAATATGGCAAGACAGGATATTAACATGGATGTCGTATATGGAGAACTGGAGACCTCTGACAACCTGACCAACAAGATCATATACGATTTCAAGATATTGGAAGAACAAGCCGGGATGGACAATGACAACTATTGCTATTCCGAGATAGTAGTTTCTCCCAGCTTTGAAAAATCATATAAAGACGAAGATGGAATACATGTCAAGATTCCATATATAGCGGAATACAAAGAACTGATGGTGAGGTTCCGCATTGATTACGGCAACGGACATATTGAATATGTTTTGAACAAGAGAAACAATCAAATATGGTTTCCGGTATATCGTGGCGATACAGCAAACAAGAAAGATTCTATAAAGCTTTCCGAGTACAGATTGCTGAATGAGAACGGCAATTTCAATTTCATCTTGAAGGAAGGAAGCTATCTTTCAGTTTTCAGTGGTCATGAGACCGACTTGATAATTCGTGAGTCATTGGAACAGAACAAGGCGTTTCTACTTAAAGCATTTGCCGGAAATTTATACCAACATCCAACATCCGGGATCGGACTCATCGACTACCTGCATGGTAACTTTGAGAATACCGGACTGGCTCAAAAGTTACAGGAAGAATTTGACAATGACAAGGTAACAGTAGTCAATGCGTACATGGACTCGGTTTCCGGAGAATTGTCTTTAGAACTAAAAGAACAAAATGGGTAAATATATTGTAACACACGGACAAAACCTTTACGATGTAGCCCTGCATATATATGGTTCGATCGAAGGGGTTATTGACTTGATGATGAACAACACATCACTTTCCTTAGACCAGACATTGAAGGCAGGAGATGAACTTGTCTATACAGACGATTATACCATAAACAAAGATGTGGCCGCATATTACAAGGTAAACGAAATCATGCCGGCAAACGGCGAGAGGCATGTTTATCCTAAATCCCCTACCCTGCCCAGACTGATGGACATTTATATTGAGAATACCAGAACATCCATCGGTTTTGCGATCTCCGGTTCAGGAACGATAGAAATAGACTGGGGAGACAATACTGATTTACAGATTGTACGATTATCCAAACAGGCTATTGAATTTAACCACTTTTTCGACAACAATACCGGAACTAAAAGAAGAACTTGTATTTATGGGGATGAAAATGTCAGAATACAAAAGCTGGATATTTCAAATATCAAGGATTCGGACATATATATCTTAAAACCCATATATATTGAGCGTTTTGTAATGAAGAACATATCCACGACAATCGAATTTATTGCTTTGTCCAAAGGAATGTTTGAAATGGATTGTTCTGGCAGTACAACCGGCAGCTTGCTTCCTTTGTTGAGACAAAAGGAACTGAAAAGCCTGAATCTCCAGAATATCAAATGCAGCAGGAAAGCCATTGACGAATATTTGATCGGACTGGTAAAGCAGCATTATGGAAGACGGAACTGTGAAATTGCAATGACAACTGTTCCATCCGGAGAATACAAGGAACCACAAAGAGACGAGAATCTGAACTATATTGTTGGCTCCGGCATGGAAGCAGTCTGGGTTCTGACCCACGAACCGGCATGGAATGAAGCCGGGGCATGGAAGTTTATAATTAACGATACTATTTATACCTATACGCCACAAAATGAGTAGAACAATCAACGATATATATAAAGCAGCCGTAGAGGAAAGAAACAAGAGAATGGAACTGAAGGAGTTCAACAGTGACTCGAAGGTTTCCATTCTAAACGGTATCACATGGACATTTGCAGCCGTGATACAGAGTTTTGAAATGCTGTTGGATGTATTTGCTATTGATATTTCAACCGTAATCAACAACAGAGTTAATGGAACTCCAAAATATTACGCCAACGCTTTGCTGCAATATCAAAAGGGAGACACGCTTGTGGTTCGGGAAGACGGTCTGGCATTCGGATATGCGACCGTAGACGAAACTAAACGGATCATCACCCAGGTTTCCTATATAGAAAGCACACAGGACGAGAATCTGGACAGTACGCTTATATTGAAGGTTGCAACCGGGGAACAAGGCAAACTTGCAAAGATACCGGAAGAAGAGATGCAGATGATTAACACATATATCAATCAGATAAAGTTTGCAGGAACAAGAATTTCGGTTATCAGTCGTGAAGGAGATGTCCTTGTTCCCAAAGTGACGGTATATTATGACGGTGCTGTAACCGAAGCTGAGATATACGACAATATAGAGGCCAAGCTGAACGAATACATAATGAATATGGAATTTGATTCCAGCGTGTATACCTCCAAAATTCTTGAAGTGATTAAAAGTGCGGAACATGTAACGGATGTCTATATTGATCCGGAAGACGTGGCCGGACAGGGAATCTTCCTCGCTTGCTATGACGGAGACGGACATATCAGTCCCCAGAAAAAAATCGGAAGAGTCATGCAGACGGAATCCGGTTATCTAAGGCAGTCTTCCGGCAAGAATGAGGAAGCCGACATTCCCAATTTTAGAGAAGCAATCAAATTAGTGGTAGATACCAAATGAGATACAAGTTACCGATAGACAAACTGGTGAACCAACTTGTTCCGCATTATCTTGGAGGAAGAAAGTACATTCTTTTTATTCAGAGTTTGGTTTATCCGTTGAAAATAATAAATGACAGATTTATTGATTTTGCCAAAGAACGGCATATCGAAGCACGCATGACCAGTCAAGTGATGTATTTCGAGTGGTATCTGAACCATAAGTTCGGAAAATATTTTGCAGATAAGAACGATCGGATATATATACAGGATTCTCAGATTATAGGAATAGATTTATATCGGGAATCCTCCAAATATGGCAAGCCGTTCGTTATCTGGAAAGACATGAAGGAATCCGAACTGACAGACGACCCACTTGAAAAACCACGGGAGTTCTATTTTATCACGGAAGAAAAAGCGATCAATAAGGTAAGCTTCATGGTGTGTGTCCCCCGAATACAGGGAATCTCACAAAAGGAATTTGTCTATATGTTATCTTCTGTGGTAAACACATATAAAATAGCAGGAAAAACATATCTGATCAAAATTGATACCACACCTCCAGATATTCCGGTTCAGTCTGTTACCCTAAACAAAAACGTGCTTATCCTTAATGTTGGAGATAAAGCTGAACTTTCTGTTAAGGTATTGCCGGACAATGCAACTGACAAAAAGATTATATGGCAAAGTTCAAATCAAAGTGTTGCAACGGTCATAGAAGGCATCGTATCTGTCATAGGTGCAGGACAAGCAAATATAACAGCAACAGTCGGTGGCAAGACCGCCACTTGTGAACTGATTGCATCTATTATTCAAAAACCTTAAACAAAGCATAACAATGAAAGAATATGTAGCAGAGGCAGGGGGACGATACACGTATGTGGACGATATTCTGAACTTACAGGAGTTAACGCTCAGTATGACCTCTATATTTACGGATTGTGCAAACTTCATCATATCCGGATGCGAAGTTGTTTCAGATAATGAGATCACTTCCGGGTATGTTTGGATAAACAAGAAAATCCGATACTTTGAAGGAAGCAAAGGGATCAAATTTCCCTACTATCTTGTAGAAAATAACACCGTGGATTCTGTAATGTACGCAAAAGAAGCGGTTAAAAGGGGGCGAAATAATTATCTGTGTGTGGGAAGTCAGACAAAGCCGACTGAATCACTCACAAAAAACGCACTTCAATTCATTGAGGTTACTTCCTCATACGCACCCAGATTTATAGACAAGTTCATCGGAAAGTATGCGGTTCTTCTGGAAACGCCGTTTTCAAAGCAAACGATAAAAAAGAATCTGGTCGTAGCCGGAGATTTCTCAGCGGATAAGGCGATTGAATCCAAAACTTCAGTGTCTATCAATCATCCGGCATCCGGCCATGTGCTCAAAAGCATTGTAAAGGGAAATGGCAACGGATCGGTCGGACTGTATTACAATGGACTATTGGTAAATGAGCTATCCATCAACACAGACGGATCGTTTACATTGCTGAAACAAGATAGGGTCATAGCCAAATTCACGATAGACGGGGTTCTGGTAGATAGCGTTTCTCACAAGACAATCAAAGTCGGCTCTATCTGTCTATCAGATAACCATATCATCAACATTACCAGTGACGATGATAATGGAGAGGTGGACATCAATTATACGGGGTTTAACAACGAAAGCTCCAGATTCCGAAATTTCACGGTGTATGACGGTAAGAAAAACGCAATCTTGCAAGTAAAAGGAGGCACAAAAGAGATCAATGCCAACGGAAAACTGACCGTCAAAAACGCCGGAGATGGGTTGGTACTGCTTAATGCCCAGTACACGAAAGACAATGTGGCTCTTACAAATACGTTACAATGGGCTGACAGTAAGAATGAGAACATCGCTTCAGTAGGATTTGATTCTGACCAATCCCAGGATTTCAATATCAAAAACATAATTGGCAACATCACTCTGACCCCTAAAACCTACGTTGACATTCAAGGTGAGTTAAAAATCAAAGGTGAAAATATCAGTTCCATATATGCCAATAAAACAGACCTGACAAACAGCCTTAACAAGAAAGTGGATAAAGTCGAGGGAAAACAATTGTCCACCGAAGATTTTACCACCGCATTGAAAGATAAGTTGGATGGTATCACTGTGGGAGATTTGACATCAAACACAGAAGGATTTGTCACAGGCAAAGTGGTTAAGGACGAGCTTGATAAAAAAGCCAACAAATTACTGGACGGATATAACTCAGATGAGAAAAAGACGATTGCTAAAAACATTGATGTTTATACCAAAAGTGAAGCGGACGGGAAATATGCCAGTGTTTCAAGTCTTTTCCAAGATTACATAAACTACCAAATATCCAAAGGAACCAGTCAAGCGGACGCTCAAAAGGCTCTCAGAGACAAGATTAGTTGTCCCGGAAACGAAGATGTTCTGAAAAAAAACAATAAACTTTCAGACCTTTCAATTGCTAATGAAGAGGACAAAAAACAGATTTGCAATAGATTGGGAGCCGCCTATGCCAAAGAGTATCAAACAAAACTGAAAGATACTGGTTGGTTACAAATGGGCAATTCCGGTAGCGAAACAGATACAAGTGGTTTGTATGTAAGACAAATTGGAGATATTGTTTCCATACAGGGAAGAGTTCATACTGCTAAAAGAAATGGTAGTAACTGGGGCGGTGTCATAGCCGTAATACCAAACCAAATAGATCCACCCAGATATTCAGTAAAAACTTCTTTCAGTGAAATTAATGAAAAACATAACGACAACAGAGGTGCGGAGTTTTTCATAAAAGGAGGAAGTCGCAACGTACAACTGAACGAAAGTGATTATGTTGGCGAAACAGAACTTAATTTTACATACATGATTTAATTATGAGACGAGTAACTAATGTTTACAACGATCTAAAGAGCAGGGCTGAAATTTCCAAACGGATAGCTCCGGCTATCAAGATAAAAGAAAGCCCCGAACCTTCAGAAAACAAGAAAAATGCCGAAAGCACAGAAAGTTTACGGAGTAAGACTGACAAAGCCTCGGAGAGCAACGAACAGAAACAAACTGGACGGAAGACCAAAAGGGACGCTTAAAAGATTCAGGTTTGAGGAAACACGGCTGGGGTTCATGCTCTTGTATGAAACCCCGGTCGTTTACAATCTCATCATGCAATCCACACCCAACTCTCCATTTCCAGAACCCTCTCCAGACGTTATTGAAATAATAGCTAAGGCATCAAAAGACCCTTCCTTCCAGAAAAAGAAATTTGCACGGTATCTGGAGGAATACAGGGAACACGGTTTGTATTGCAGAAGAGGAAAGAAACTGACTCCTGAGAGGAAAGCGTATTATGAATCCGTCAGGAATCAAAAGCTAAAGAAATTCATATCCAATAACAGAAAGAAAATCAAAGCTTTAAAGAAGAGACTCATATTATAGAGAGTTATTTGTTTTTGAGACGGTCAGAGAGGCGTTGTTCTTTGACCGTCTTTTAATATATAATAGGTTATTCCTTTTCGGTTATTATTTGATAATTCAAATATTAACCTCATCTTTGCAACCAATATGACCTCTCACGCTTCCCGTAGAACAGCGCACCCGGAGAGGTCTTCGAGTTTTTATACGCTTATTTTCATCACTAATATTTGCATAATATTTTTATATATAGTAAGTTTGTACCACGTTTTTCAATAATAACCAAAACTTATGAACCAAAATTTCACAGTGTCAGTTAGAAAATTGACTGACAAGAAACTTATGCAAAGAGCTTGTGAAATGACTTTTTTAGGCACAAGCAAACAATCACTTCTCAGTATGTATAAAGCGGAACACTCCCCTACCCGAACACAGGTATTTTGGATAGAGTGTAAGAACATTCCGCTGTTTATAGCAACACACCTGTTACGACATCATGTAGGCTCCGTTCCTTTCCAACTTACCTGTCGGGACGATCGAAAAGGCGGGAATCCCAGTCTCATTCAAAAGCTGGAGGAAATCAAATCCCAAATCAACAACAACGTAAAAGAGGTGCAGGAAGGAAGATCGGATTATGCCGATTTCGTCATTTCCGAGATACAGGACGAACTTACTTACCTTCAGGGAAATTCCGATCGTTACACTCCGGTAAACTTAGGTTTGTTCATCAACGCTCAGTCACTTATTGATATGGCCAAACTACGGCTTTGCAAACAGGCGCACGCTGAAACAATCGAGGTATTCCAAGCGATCAAGGACGAGGTTGCAAAGGCAGATTCAGAACTGGCAGCAATGATGGTAAGAAAATGCGTGTATCGTAATGGGCTGTGTGGCGAATCGAGATGTTGTGGATTCAATAACACCCCAGTATTTAAAAAGGAATTAAGTGAGTATTTGAAGAATTTTACATCTCTTCAGATTGGGACAAAATCAGATAACTAATTTTCAATAACCAAACCAAGTATGATTTTAAAAGTTCAAAAACGAGACGGGCGTATTGTCCGGTTTGACAAGAGTCTGATTAGTAAAGCGATTTACAAAGCGATGTGTGAAGTTGGAGCTATTGAAGAGAAAATAGCAAACGATATTGCTTCTAATATCGAAAAACACACAGACAAAGAACATCTATCGGTGAATGAAATACAGATTCTTGTCGAAAACGAATTAATGAAAAGCGATATGCCGGATGTTGCACGTGCATATATTATTTATCGTAATAAACGAGATAAGGCAAGAAATAGTAAAAGCAATCAGATTATTGCAGATATTATTGCGGCTAAAAAAAATGACATTACCCGTGAAAATGCGAACATGAACGCAGATACTCCGGCAGGCATGATGATGAAAGTTGCAAGTGAACGCACAAAAGAATTTGTAGATGATTATTTGTTGCCAGATGATATTCTTAAATTGGTAAATGATAATATTCTTCATATCCACGATAAAGATTATTATCCGACAAAAAGCTTAACATGTTTACAGCATCCTGTCGATAAAATTTTGGCTGAAGGATTTAGAGCCGGACACGGGGAGTCTCGTGCAGCAAAAAGAATTGAGACAGCAAGTATTCTTTCTTGTATTTCAATGGAATCCGTTCAAAATGAAATGCACGGAGGACAAGCTATCCCAGCTTTTGATTTCTATTTAGCACCGTATGTCAGAAAAACATACATTGAAGAAATTAAAAAATTAGAAGCGTTTTTTGGCGATCTGGCACACCTGTATCAAACTCCAATACCTGATTATTTATATCAAGACACCAATAATTTTACTGGGGATGATAAGTTAAAACAACACGCTATAAACATGACCGTGAATAGGGTACATCAAGCAATGGAAGCGTTCATTCATAATATGAACACGATTCATTCTCGTGGTGGAAATCAAGTTGTGTTCAGTTCTATCAATTATGGAACAGACATTTCCGCAGAAGGCCGTTGTGTAATTCGGGAAATGCTAAATTCAACTTACAATGGAGTTGGCAATCATGCTACGGCCATTTTCCCAATTCAAATTTGGAAAAAGAAACGTGGAGTAAATTTCCTGCCAGAAGACCCCAATTATGATTTATACTTATTGGCTTGTAAAGTGACTGCAAAACGATTCTTTCCTAACTTCTTGAATTTGGATGCAACTTTCAATCAAAATGTAAAATGGAACGCAAACGACCCTAAACGCTATCTGTATGAAGTTGCAACGATGGGATGCCGAACCAGAGTTTTTGAAGATCGCTTTGGAGAAAGTACATCTATTGCCAGAGGAAATCTTTCTTTTTCAACGATAAATTTGCCCGGACTTGCTTTATCTGTGATGAATGAGCCTAAAGAAAAAAGATTAGTATATTTATAGACAAACTAAAACAGGCTATTAACATCGCAGGGAAACAACTTTATAATCGCTATCAATTCCAATGTACCGCTATGGCAAAACAGTTTCCGCTACTTATGTCCGGGATGTGGGTAGGTTCCGAAAACCTAAAACCAGACGATGAAGTGCGTTCGGTTCTGAAACATGGCACACTTGGCGTTGGTTTTATAGGTCTTGCAGAATGTCTTATATCACTTGTTGGCAAGCATCATGGAGAATCGGATAAGGCGCAACAATTAGGTCTTAAAATCATCACCTTTATGCGTGATGAAGTCAAAAAATTATCTGATCATTACGATTTGAATTTCTCAGTGCTTGCTACTCCGGCTGAAGGATTGTCTGGAAAGTTCACCGCCAAAGATAAGGTAAAATACGGTATTATATCGGGGGTTACTGACAAAGATTATTACACAAACTCAAACCATATCCCAGTGTATTATCGTTGCAGTGCTACTCACAAAGCTAAAATTGAAGCCCCTTATCACGAACTGACTCGTGGTGGACATATTTTCTATGTCGAATTGGACGGGGATGCTACGCACAATATCGAAGCGGTTATGGATATTGTAAATCTTATTGATAAATACAATATCGGATACGGATCTATCAATCATAACAGAAACAGATGTCTTGATTGTTCTTACGAAGATGCTTCTAAAGGTTTGAAAGTTTGCCCGAATTGCGGAAGCCATAATATAGACAAGCTGCAACGTATTACCGGTTATCT